ATGCCAACATTTAAATCATTAATTCTTCCTCATCAGAAAAAAGATGATGGAACATACAATGTAAAAATCCGTGTTACTCAAAACGGGAAGTCTAAATATATACGAACACAACAATATGTATCTGCTGTCGATATATCTAAACGAAAGGAAAATGGAAAGGAGAAGATCAAGATAAAAAATCAGGCTATTCTTGATTTGATGGATGAAATGGTTATTGGATTTAAGAAGAAACTGGCATCCGCTGGTCCTTCTGCTGAATATTGGAACGTTGAACGAATCGTCGAATACCTTACTTCTGATATAGACAATTTCCGCCTAGACTTTATCGCTTATGGTCGTAAGATAGCTGATGATATAGAAAAAGAAGGTAGACTGGGAACTGCAAAGCAGTACAGAATTGCCATAAACGCTCTTGTTCGCTTTATAAAGAAAGATACACTTGATATAGGGGAGATCACTGCATCATTTATGAGATCATTCGAAAATTACCTTAAAACCGAACCCTCCTATAAAGGCCGATATACAGGAGGAGCAGTAGCAACTGACAAACCAAAAGGTAAACGTGCTGTATCTTTATATCCCTCACGTATAAGGACAATCCATAATTTGGCAAAATTGGAATACAACGATGAAGATTTAGGGATAGTCCGGATACCATTATCTCCATTCGCGAAGTTCAAAGTTGCACCAATCCCAAAAACTAAGCATCGAGCAATTACGATCGAGCAAATGCAACAAATAATTGATTTGCCTTATAAAGAGTATGTAAGAGGGGGAGGAGAACCGGTATTTAACTTAGCAAAAGATGTTTTTATTTTATCCTTCGCCTTACTTGGCATGAATAGTGCAGATTTTTATGACGCATCTGTCATAAGCGGTAATATTGTCACATATCAGCGAGTTAAGACGCGAACCCGTCGGGATGATATGGCGGAAATGAAAGTACGAATAGAGCCGGAAATTAAAAAACTGTTTGATAAATATGCTGATCCGACAGGAGAGAGGGTTTTCAGCTTTTACTGTAGGTACAAGAATGCTGATATTTTTAATAAGATGCTGAATATTGGACTGAAGGACATTGGTAAAATAATTGAAGTTGACAATTTGCAGTATTACCATGCTCGGCATACCATGGCAACATTGGCCAATAACAAAGCTGGTGTTGACATGTACCGGGTGGATGAAATGCTCAATCACTCAGACTCTAGCCTTAAGCTGGCTAGGATTTACGTAGAACGTGATTTTTCTGTTTTGTGGGAGGCAAATCGAAAAGTGATGGATTTATTTAATTGGGATAACATAAATTAATATATAGGACTATCCTGCATTTTGCGTAACATAAAAAAAACAACACAATCTTATGAATAGCCCCAAATGATAGAGCCTCCAAATTTTAAGTTTCATCGTTTTCACGATTTGAGCTCTCTGAAAAAACGAACGTCCGGATTATCACTAACACGGACGCTCTATTAATTGTTAACCCGCCACTTATGGTAGCGGATTGACAAATGTATAATATTTATTTTGTAAAATCAATATTCATGCCGAAAATTTCGGCTATCGATTGCAATGTATCAAAGCCTACATTAAAAGCTCCCTTTTCAATCCGGGATATAGCATGCTGTTTGGTATTTATTTTTTCGGCCAATTCTGCCTGTGACATTCCGGCCTGCTCCCCGGAGTTGAGCTATGCGCTTGCCGATCCTTATTCGCCCAGAATCTTTCCAGGTTTGAGTATTTTGTAAATAAGAAAAATAATAGTACATTTGTGCTACATGATCGTAACCAAACAAGTTACACAATATGGTCTCTGAAATATTTGAACTAATGTCTATCCGCGAACAGATATCTAATTTATCGGTTCGGGAGTCAGAACTCGTAAAACCAAAACTATCAGACCTATCATTAATTCCGTATTTACACAATTATTTTATCGATGCTTTTGGCATGGGAAACACCCGGAAGCTGGGAGCTATACAAAGAAAGAAGTTTGTCTTTATCATTGTCCTTCTTTATTCTCCGTCCACGTTGGCAGGAGGATGTTTAAACAGAGGGGTAAGGGATGGACTTGCTCATGCATTAAAGCTGAATGCTCCTTCGGCTGTGTCTAGGATATGTTCAGATTTGATTTTTTCTTATCAGCATTATAGGGATTTTAGACTTGATGTTGACAATAAAATTGCTTTAATGGAGGGTAAACTTCGATTCGATGGTTATCTGTAAAAGAAAAATGTGACAGAAACCAAACTGTTACGTTTTCGATTTGAAGTTATGCATGTCATCATAAGAGGCATGCTTAACTTTGATGAAAAGATTTTGTATGGCTCTCACTATCAAACAAGAAAAGTTTTGCAACTATTACCTTGAATGTGGTAACGCATCTGAGGCTTACAGGCGTGCATACTCTTGTGATAAGATGAAAAGTGAAATAATAAACATTAAGGCTTGCGAACTTCTTAGCAGCGGTAAGGTTTCGGTAAGGGTCAAAGAACTTCAGGCTGCTCTTCAGTCGCGTTCTGATTTAAATAAAGATGAAGCAGTTAATATACTGACAAATATAGCTCGTGCTAATGTTGTCGATATGTTAGAGATTAAACGGACGGAGAATTATCGTATATTTTTAATAAAGGATCTTTCGAAATTACCTATTCATTTCCAGCTAGCTATACAATCAGTAAAAAGTACAGAGAAAGGATTTGAGGTTAAGATGTACTCTAAGATAGACGCTTTAGACCGGTTGTCTAAAATGATGGGATGGGATGCTCCAGTAAAACAAGAAGTAAAGCAGGAGGAAGAAACTCATTATGTAATACAGGTTATTGATAAAAGGGAGGATGTAGCTCATGCCGATAATCCAGACGACTAAAATATTTACTACTGTCGATAATGCCGTCCAGTCCGGCTATAAGATCGTTTCTGCACAGGGGAGCTCCAGGAGTAGCAAGACATATAACATCCTTATTTATCTTTTGTCTTACATCTTAGCGAATAAAAAATCCTTGTCTATCGTCAGAAAGACTTTACCTGCGTTAAAAGGTTCTGTGTTCCGTGATTTTAAAGAGATCATGCAGGATAAGTTCAAGATATGGGACAATCGCTGTATGAATAAGTCTGAAATGGTTTACACATTCCCGAACGGTTCGTTTGTTGAGTTTTTCTCGACAGATGATGAGCAAAAGATCAGAGGTCGTAAACGCAATATCCTATACTGTAACGAGGCAAACGAAATTTCGTTTTTGGAATGGCAGCAACTCATTATGCGTACTACCGATTTTTCTATAGTAGACTATAATCCCTCTTTTTCAGACGAACATTGGTTGTGCGAATTGAATAAAGATTCTCGTACTTATCATTTTATCTCAACATACAAGGATAATCCTTTTCTTGAACAAACGATCATAGACGAGATAGAATCTCTTGAACATAAGAATAAAGTATTGTGGACTGTTTATGGTTTAGGCTTGCAAGCTATGGCCGAAGGTTTAGTTTTCCCGGAATTTGAGATTATTGATGAATTTCCTGCAAATGCAAAGCAGGTTGCTGCCGGTCTGGATTTTGGATACAGTTCTGACCCTACGGCTATCGTCAAATGCGGAATACTTGATGGTAGGCTATATTTAGACGAACAATGCTATCGCACTCACATGCTAACAAGTGAGATAATTAAAGAGTTAAAAAAGTTGGGGCTGTTTGTTTACGCAGATAGTGCCGACCCTCGGTTAATACAGGAGATTGCTAATGCGGGGATCATCATCTTTCCGGCCGACAAATATAAAGGCTCTGTCATGGGAGGATTATTTAAGATGATGGAGTATAAATTGTGTGTAACAAAGCGATCTGTTAATTACATCAGGGAGTTAAAAAACTATGTTTATGAGCAGAACAAAGATGGCAAGTTTATAAATCAGCCTATTGATGCTTATAACCACCTAATTGATGGTACAAGATATTATACGATAGGTAAGCTGTTAGGCAAGGTCTTAACATCAAAGCAATATAGTAAAGGGGATTTAGGTATATACTAACAATAAAAAGATATGGGATCAATATTAAACTATATAGTTGATATATTTAGAGGGCAGTCAATGAACAACTCTGAAGTAACTAAAGACTTGATTACGCTTATCCAAGAGAAGGATATAAGTCAGGCTATGGAAATGTGTCAAAATAGGGATTTGGAAGTATTGGAAGCTATAAAAGAATATGATCCTAATCTCCATGAGGTTATGAGTCGTCCTAATAAACTACGAAAGGGTAGGGAACCATATAAAACAGAGAAACTCCCACGAAGATGGCAGGCTTATATTAATGAGGTAGCTTTATTTTATTTATTAGGTCAACCTATTAGATGGAGTAAAAATGACCCAGATGTTAAAGACGAAGCCTTTGATGCTTTTACTCAGTTTTTAAAAGATACCCGCTTTAATACAACGATGCGTCAGGCAAAAAGAATAGCTGGGGCCGAGACAGAATGTGCGAAACTGTATCATATATACCGAAATGAAGAGACGAATAAACCGGAGGTAAAAGTTGTTTTGTTGGCTAAGTCTTTAGGATACACCTTGAGACCAATGTTTGACCAATATGGAACACTGCTGGCTTTTGGTTATGGCTATTACCTTAAGGAGGGGTTGAATACTGTTGAGCATTTTGATATACAGACGTCGCAATTTATCTATAGATGCAAAAAGAATAATAAAGGATGGGAAGTGACGACTATTGTCAATCCAACTGGTAAGATTAATATAATATATTATCAGCAAGAAAAAGAGTGGGAAGGGGCGCAGAGTCGTATAAATAGAGATGAGCAGGTGGATTCCAAGTCCGCAGATACAAATAATTATTTTGCAGATCCGAAGGCCAAGGTATCAGCAGATGTACTTGAGTCTCTATCTGATCCGAATGATGTAGGCGAGGTTATTAGATGTTTTGGCTCTGATAGCGTGTTTGAATATGTTACTCCTCCTGACTCCGTGGAACTTAAACGGTTTGAAAAGGATATATTGAAAGAGTCTATTTTGAATGACACTTTTACATTTAACTTTTCTCCTGAAAACACGAAAGGCTTAGGTACTTTAACAGGGGAAGCTCTAAAACGTGCAATGGCTCCATCCTACATGAAGCGGGATAATCGTAAAGAAATATATGAGATTGCAGTTGATAGGGAGAAAAACCTGATTTTAGCAATTATGAAAAATGTTACTCATATTGAACTTAAGGCAAAATTGGAAGCACTACAGATAGATTTCGAGTTTTCTGAGCCGTTTCAGGAGGACATAGATAAAAAATGGACTGCAATCGGTAAATTATATAATGATGGTATAGTATCTCTTGAAACTGCTATAAAGATGCTGGGTGTCACTGATAAGCCGACTGAAGAAATTAAGAAAATATTGGAAGAGAAACAACAAAATCAAAATAACAATGAAGGCAATAAAGAAGATGATCAGTCCAGTCAAAATAACACAAGTGCAGGACAAGGCAATCAAAGGGGGAATAGAGGTGAAGATAACGCTTAAAAGGTGGTATATCTGGTATTTATATATAACAACAATCATTAATTATATATTTTATGGCAGCAACAATATTAAATAGTACAAAGCAGGGAGACAAGTATGTAAGTGAGTCTTTTGAGATGACATCTGATAATGCAGGCTTGCAAGTGACAACAAAAGATGACAGTGATGTCCTTGTTGAGATTAGTCTTGATGGTGCAACATGGCAAATTGCAGCCTTTAATCACAGAGGAGTCAAAAATGTGGTTGATGTTATCAGCGGAGGCAAAGCCGGGCTGAAAGTAAGAATAATTACAACAGCAGAACCATTATCAATTCAGATCCTGCAATGATAATCCTAAGTCATACAAATTTATCGGGCATTAATCTCGGAGGGATAAACCTCTCCGAGATTAAACTAGGCATGCCTAGCGGAAAAGGTACAGGAGGAGAAGAAACTTTTGACCCAGCATCCTTTGACGAGGCATGGACTGTAACAGGTAAAACCAACGATGACGAAGATCGTGCTACAGTTAAGAATCTTACCGGCAATGGAAATGATTTGGTGTTGAGTAATTTTGCGTTTGCTGAAGATAGTGGGTATGGGGTTTATCCATTTAGTCCATCTGCTTCTTTATCAGAAGGACAACCTTATGGAACATTACACTTTAAAACAGACGGTTCATACTCAAATTTAGTTAAATCGAATGTTACTAGTATTCGGATAAAGTTTAATCTGCGCGATATGCCAGAAGGCGGTGTTTTATCTGTACGAGCATTGGATATAGATACAGCATTGGTAATAAAAGGAGAATCATATACTACTGATGGATCATACGAGTTTATATATGATGACCCAGCAAAGCCTGCTAATATAGTTTTTTACAATGGTACTTCGTCAACTGGGCGATTTAATTTTTACGTAGATATCATCCCCGACTACGAAGGATACTTGGTTACTAATGGAGTGGATGATATGTTACGATGCAAAAATTTTAATCTTGGAAAAGATTTCACAGTAATAGGTGATTGGTCATTGTTAAATACTTCACTAACAAATGCTGGTTTATCATTGCATCCACAAATTCACGTTTTTAATAATGTTCCTGATGGAGTTAATGTTAGTTTTAGAGGTTTAAATACAAGACTATCTGTTAAATCGCTAAAAGCTATATGTTCTGATGGCAGATGCTACGACGATGATTGGAACGATTTAAATATAAAAGTAGGAGACATTAATAGTGGTAATACAGCTAATTTGTTTATAGGAAACAACGGCACTAATTTCACCAAAATAGCATTTAAAAACCTGGCTATCTACAATGATAAAGTCCTAACTAAAGACCAGTGTATCAAAGTATATAACTATTTACAAACCCTAAAAGAGAAGTAACGTGAAATATATCGTATTACCAGCAGAAATACTAGCTGAAGTTACACAAGAAGCATTGGATTACTTCCATCTGTCTCCTCGTTACAGTATTGACGGTACACAAGTCATCATGAAAATAAGCAACTACGAAAAACTTTTTCCCTCTGTTATGACATTACCCGAAACAGGAGAAGAATATCAGGGTCCGGTTTATCCATATCCGGTGTATGAGGGAGATATCCTTGATAATTTGCTGAATTCAAAAGAATGGAAAAATGAAGAACTCCCTATATAATGGCAATGGCCCTAACTTCACAGTCCGGACCATTAATCGTTGAAATCCCCTAATGGGATGTGTAAAGGTAGCGAATGATGTCAAATGCGGCAAAATTTACTACCTTTTTAATTAAAATGTAACAGTTCTCAAAGTGTTACGTTTCTCTTGTTCAAATATTTTAGCTCATATTTACTTACCTGTAATTTTATGCTATAGAATTAAACTAAAGTGTATAAAGTATGAAAGACAAAATTTTTAATCTCTTAAAACAAACTTATTCGAGTTTTGGGTTAAGTGATGATATCTTACAGGGACAGGCCGAAGCTTTGGCTAACACAGGGCTTGTAACTGATGACAATTTACAGGCTGTTATTGATGGTCAAAAGCCTTTCCTCTCTTCGCTGCAAAGCGGTATTGACAAACGTGTGACAGACGCTGTTAATAAAACGAAGGCAGAAAAGAAGGAGGGCACTGCTGCTGGGGGCGAGCAGACAAAAACAGAACCCGATTTACAGAAGTTGATTGAAGAAGCAATTGCGGCAAAGCTATCTCCTATCCAAGAAGAACTAAACGCTTACAAAGCAAAGGAACAGCAAGGTGCAAGAGCTAATATGATCGCTTCTAAAGCAAAAGAACTCGGTATACCGGAATGGAGAGCTAAAGAAGGATTTGCTATAACTCCAGAAATGGATGAAGCTGCAATAACGTCTTATTTGGCTAGTGTTAAACAAAACATCGTTACCGCAGGGCTTGAGAGTAGTAACACATCAGGCGTATTGTCTACTTCGGACGATAAAGCAAAAGAGTCAGCAGAAGAATGGGCCAGAGCTCTTCCTGATGCAAATTAACCATTAAAACAATAAGTAAAATGGGTATTAAATTTGAAGGTAAAACTTATTCCGGAAAAATGCCGGGATTTTGGCGGGGAGAAGCTAAAATTCTTCCTGGGGGATACAAATTGTTACAGACATTTCCCAAAGGGACTGTAATAAAGAAAGGAACACCTTTGCATATTGTTTTTGGTACTCTTACGGCAGCAGTATCAAAAAATATTCAGGTTGTTTCCGGTGGTACAACAACAAAACCACGCGTGAATAAAGGCTCTTTGTTTCAGGCTGGAGATGTCGTAATGAAAGAAGGAGAAACAACAGGGGTTAATGTTTCGTCTGTTGATACATCAAATGAAGATTATGATGTACTGACTCTTTCTGAAGCAATCACCGGATTAGTTGCTGGGGACATGTTAATTGAGGCTACCGGAACTACAGATGCAGAAGCTAAATATGTCCCCAATATGGTAGTAGGGGAAGATACTGAACCATTGGCAGGAGATGATCAAGATACAGTATCCGCTGCTTATGATGCAGTAGTATTAAAAGGGTATGTACCGGCTTCATGGATGCAAGGTGTCTGCTTAAAAAACAACCCTAATATTATTTACGTAAAACAGTAAAAATATGGCAGAAATATTTCAATACAGCTCTCTTTTCAAAGAGTTAACACGACAGACTCAACTTCGTTTTGATGCAGTGTCAAGGCTTCATAAGCAATTGTTTGACAATGTATTTTACGAACGCTTTTTTACATGGGATTTTCCATCTGTAGGACTTAATTTTGAAGAAATCAAAGGCAAGTACAATGTGACTATTGCCGCTGCGACTATTGATGATAAATCAAAAGAGCCGGTGTTGGGGACTCATGGTCTTGAAACAATCGCCCAGAAAGTGTTGCATCATGCAATTACACTCCCTATGACGATTGAAGACTACAGAAAGGTTTTGCAGATTCTTGACAGTCGCTCTATTCCCGAAGAAGACGCTAAACGTCAACTCGTAGAACTTATGTGGGGAAATGTCAGGACTCCGGTTCAAGGCGTGCAGGCAAAACTTGATATCATCGCCATGGGAGCTTTATCTAATGAAGGTATTGCTACATTGGATGAGACAAACAACCCTGAAGGCGGTGTAAAAACGACTATCAATTATAACATGCCGGAAGAAAACAAAGCAAAAGTTACATTGGGATGGACGGACGCTAATATCGCTAATGTCGATGTTTTCGAAGATATTCAGGGGATGGTAGACGCTTTCTCGGACAAAGTTGTATTTGATCGTATTCTCCTTTCTCCTGCCAAAATTTCGTACATTTTACGTACAAAGAAAATGAAGCAGGTGATTTTCGGAACAGACAAACAGAATACTCCTCTGCTGTTAAATGAGTTCAACGAATTCATGCGAACAAACGAGTTGCCAGTATTGGAGCCGGTAAGAAGACAATGTTTGATCCAGAATAATGGAACGTTTACGCCGTATAATCCTTGGAACTCCAAAAATCTGGTATTTATACCTGCCGGAAATCTAGGAGTTGTGAAGAATGCATATGTAAACAACGAATTAAGGCCAGAGCCGGGTGTGACATACTCAAATTATGGACGTATTCGTGTTGCTCAGTGGGGAGTAGGCGAAACACAGAATTCCAATGGTGTAGAGTTTACTAAGGCAGAATCGTATTCTTTGCCGGTCATCACTGAAATCAACGGTATTGGATCACTTAATACCGAACCGGATTGATCATGACGGTATCTGATTACATAACTCAAAAGATCGGTTCTTTCGGTATGCATTTATCGGAGGCCGATCTTTTGGATATGACCTTGAACAGTTCTGTATCTCTTGAAGACGAAGTGACAAAAGAGAATATGGCTGAAGTAAATAGGGCGATAGCTGTATTTATTCCTTCATTGCTTGCTCGCCCAACTTCGGTGAACGAAAATGGATTCTCCGTATCTTGGGATAAAGACGGTATCAAGGCTTATTATTCGTTGTTGTGTAAGCAATTAGGAATAGAAGATGTTTTATCAAGTCGGATTTCTGACGCTACAATGTATTGGTAATGTATTTTGCGCCTCACATATTAGAAAAAAAGGTTTACATCGAACCGGATCGGGATGACAAAGGGAATACCATTCCCGGAACCGGCGGTGATACCTGGGAAACAATTGGTCCGTGTCGATGTGATGACAATGGTTCCGGTAAGCAAATCGGGGTCAATGGTAAAATGGTAACTTATAATTACCATATAGTGATTGCGGGTCAAATAAAATTATCCGAAGGTGATTATGTGAGGGCATTAGAGCAAGATGGTTCCGTTAGGGGCGAAGGAAAGGTTATCAAGCCAGGTAAATGTAATTTTTTGAACTATTCAGAGGTATGGGTTTAGGTATAAAGACTAAATATGATTTTTCGGACCTTAAGAAAGCTAAGGCACAGCTTAAAAAAGAGGTAACTAACGATATGCGTATAGCGGGTGACCTGTATTTAAATGTCGCTGTTACTAAAGGCTCTTATCAAAATAGGACCGGAAATCTTCGTAGCTCAAATGCTTATGCTATTACTAATGATGGTAAAGTGATAGAGGAAAAGGTTGCTAATACATTTAGTAAGACAGACGCTCAGAAATATGCTTTGCGGGCGATACAAAATGCCAGTAAAGCGGGTGACTCTCTTATTCTCGTGAATGGTATGCCTTACGCCTCTTATGTAGAGAAAAGAGGCTTTGATGTATCATCAATGGCTTATTTACAAGCCGCTGACAAATTAGGGGTAGAAGACAAATGATGACAGTAGAAGACATAAAGGATATGCTCTATAAGAAGGCTACAGCAGTCTTTCCCGGTATGCCGGCATACAAAGACAAGCATCCTACTTACAAGAAAAAACATGTCCCTGAAAGAATTGTTGTCAATGTTCTTGGCATGACGAATACGCCCTGGTCGAAAGGCTATGCTAATGTCAACATCTTTGTCCCATATGATCCAAATGTCAATTATCCGGCTCCCAATAGCGCAAGACTGAACGAGATTCAGAAGATTGCAGAAAAGGCGTTTTTCAAGGGATATTTTGAATATGAAGGTCATAAAGGAACCTATACCATAGACGAATTAAGCACAGAAGAAGATCCGGAAACAGATTCTTATTTTGTGAATGTGAGATTATTTTTTAAAGTAGCAAATTTTAAACTGAGATAATATGAATGCAGTAGGTATCAAACGATTGTTATATGCAGATCCGTCGAAGGTTACCGGAGATTTGACTCCAGCTATGCTAAAATCAATTTTAGAAGATGCAGAGACGGAAGAAGTGACCAATGTGCATCAAGACACCTGGTCAATGGACGAATCGGAAGCATCGGTTACGCGATACAACAATCAGCTAACAAAGAAACCTTACCGGCAGTCTGCGGAGCTGGGAGAGGTTACAATGAACTTCACCATTGGTGAATATGATTTCAAAACCAAAAAGAATCTTATGGGCGGAGAACTCATTACCAAAACCGGAGGGGAAGCAATAGGGTGGAAGCGCTCAAGAACATACGAAGAAATCCACAAGTGCTTAATGGCATTGACGGAAGATGATGTATGGGCGGTATTTCCGAAAGGGGCTGTTGTTACCCGTGAGGCCGAAACAGATGGTGCAACAGGATTGGCAGTTGTCGGGACAGCAATGGAGCCGGAAAATACAGCTATCAGTACAGAATACTGGTATTATGACAAAGAAGTTCAGTCTTCATCTGGTATTTAATAGGTTGGTTTAGGTTTTCAATTGGGCGGGGTTTTATCCTCGCCCTAACTATTTAAAATTATGAACAAAGCAGCTAATATCGTATCAGAATCACTGACAGGTGATAGGTTTGTTACAATAGTGTTAAAGGGAGAGGGGCATACTGTTTACCCTCCTGTAATAAAAGTGCTTTTAAGGGCAATACAATCGCTTGCAAAGATTGAGGTCCCGGATAAAGCCAATTGGATTGACGCCCTTTTTTCTATCCCCGGCAATGTGGAGCGCATAATAAAGGCTTTAGCTATTATTATTGCCGGTAACGTAGATGATTGGGAAAACAAGTCTAAAGAAATTGTATCATCCTTAAATGAATCGACCCTGGAAGAATTAAAAGAAGCATTCGGCAAAGTCGTCAGCCTAATACATGTAGACGATTTTTTCGATTGTGCCGCCTTAGCGAAGAGCGTAGCAAGGATGGCGGCGGAACCCAGGTAATAGGAAACGACACAATGTTCGGTCAGATTGCCAGCATAATGGAAAATCTGCATTTATCATATACGGAAGTGTATGAAGTTATCCCTTATCAAAACTTGCTTATGATGCAAAAGGATAAGCTAAGGATATGTTACGGAGAGAAGATAAAGAAAACATCTGGTGGTGACATGATGGCTCGTAGAAGGGGCAAGAAATGATGGTGAGCTATAAGTTCACCATCAACTCTTTTCCTGTTAGGTCAAAGTATATGTTTTGAAGCTGATGTAAGGATTGGATGTGTATATTATAATCAACCCCTTTTAGACAAAAATTGCAATCTAACTCTATTAATGGATTGTAAAAAGTTAAAATACCCCATTTATGTTTTTCAAACCCACACTTCAAAAGCAGCTCTTCTGTTAGAGGAATAGGACTTAAATTTATTGGATGTTCTTCCCCATAAAAAGTATCACCATCCGATCTTAAATACTTAAGTCCAATATTTTCTTCTGAAATAGACTCGACAATACCCACGACCTTACATCCAATTTCCTGGGCTAAATTCGTATCGTCATTAACGACATTTCCTATTCTTAAATCTCTGACATCTATCATAATAAACCAACTAAAATCCCAGCATTGCTGCCGGAGATATGTTTAACACTCTACAAAGCAAACGAGCAATCTTTAAAGTGGGTTCCGATCGGCCGGAAAGATAATCGTTAACTCTTGATGGACTTACTCCTATCTCGCTTGCCAGTTGTCTTTGAGTCATGCCTTTCTCTTCTAAAGATAGTTCTATCAATTCCGATACGGTAGGCTTCTCGATAGGGTGGTGTTCTTTTTCATAAGCTATCACAATATCGGACATAACAGTGAGTTCCACCGCCTTTTTATCGTTTGCTGGCGTATTATCATCGACTAATGGCAAAAGTTCTTCAACTCTGGCCAAGGCAAATTCATATTGTTCTTTCGTCACTTTATTCATGTTTACACTTATTTGGTTGAACAATCAATTTTATCATAATCCTTATGTGTCCCGATCCAACGTACATAAATATATCCAATAGTAAACTTTACAACTACTATAAGCCTGTAATTGTTCCCTCGAATGTTAAATACATAATGCTGGTTACCCACATAATCAACAGAAGGAAAATCGACCTTTATATCAGACAGGTTTTTCCATTCTGCTTTTTCTGCGATATCATACCAGCGTTCAAGAGCAACGCGGGAATCTTCATATCCGTTTGTTTCGTAAAAGTCTTTTATTTTTCTATGTGATACAATCCTCATTGTTCTGTTGTTTGATACAAATATACAAATAAGTTTTGAAATATAAAATATGCGCCCTGGAAAAGTTTTATAAAACAAAACCCTCCGGCCATATTACCGGAGGGCATCTGAACGGACACGTTGGGTACGAAAGACTCCATCGTGCTAGAGTTCGCTATTTGGTTTTTATGTAGCAGCTTTACCTGGTATCGAACAGCAAACGCCATTAACAACGCTTTCCCCGATCATCTTTCCAATTGCGTTCATGCAATGGATGAGTCCATCCGAAAACTCTTCTCTTTCTTCTATATAATCAATGCCGGCTTGTTCGCCAATAACATTCAACTGTTCTTCGAAAATAATACTAGCTTCACGCATCTTGATTAATGCGTTCATTAGGTCTAAATTGACCTTTATTTCTTTTGCTTCCATGTGCAATACTTAGGTTTAATTGTTTGTAAAAAAAAGGTGTAACAATGGCTGTACGTCATTACTCCGTACCTCGATAATGTGTTGTGATATAATCTGTTAGTTCGTCATTTCTCTTTCGATTAGAGGAAGAAAACTATGCTTTTTTAGCTCCTCATACAAGAACAGGCGTCCTTTTTGCGTCCATTCAGTATTTAGGCTAACGTCTGGACTACCGTTTGTATGAGTATAGTTATGAGTAGTGCTATGAACGTATCCTTTGTTCAAATACTTTCCGTATAAGATCCATTGGTTACGGACTTTGTGTTGTATTCCCAGGTCACGCAGTAACAAATTGAATTTTCTTGCACTCATTCCGTAATCCTGCGCTATTTGTGTAACCAAGACGGTTTGTTTGCTCTGAAGGATCACACGAGTGTACTCGCTTTGTTTTTGTAGTTCGACATTCTCGGCTTTTAGCTCGGTTATCTCTTCCTCCTTCTGCATAAGCTGCTTTTGTTGTGCTTCGATCTGTATCTGCTGTTGTGCGGCCAACATTAAGGCTTCACCGAAGGATTGGGGAACCGGAAAGCTTTCTTTTCGTTTATTCTCCAGTTCTTCCCAGCGATTGATAATTTTTTCTCTAAGAACTGCATCATAGCCACTAGCAAGGATTAAACAGCCTTTTTTAGTTAGATTATAACAAGGCCTTTGTTGGTTGTTAGCATCTGTGTATGAGCCCAATCCAAAATTGGATTCGGCTACTCCTTGTTCCAGAAGGTTGCGAATGTCACGCATAATATGAGCGTGTTGCTTTCCTGTCAATTCAGAAATTTGCAAAGATGTGATGTAATCCATTTCGGAGGATTGGACCGTACCTAACACAGCAATAGGAGTGCTGTTTGAGTAATTTTCATTCAAGTGTAGCATAAACAATGAAAATTAATAGTTGATAAATAAAGAAAGCAGAGAGTTTCTCCACGTTGCTACACTTCCATATTGGCTTAGGGGCGAATATGTACGGAGAAACCTCTGCTTATATCTTAGACAGATGTTTACAATAGGGCATAAAAAATCCCCTAACCAAATATGTATATAAAAGTGTAGCACCGCAAAAGTGCGTACATTCATCGACATATCCAAATTTTTAATCATATTTTTCATAAAATCTTTACTTTTAGTGTATAACATGGGCTGTGCGGAATTTAAACGCACCTCCAATTGGCTGAATATCAGCTAGTATTTAAAATGGGTTTTAAAGGATACTACGCTGTGTTTTCAGTGTAGCAACTATAGTTTATGTTCATAACAATCTTTTATTTGGTTATTAAATCCCAGAAAAATAGCAATGGTATACTTCGAAGTAAGGCTTAATAAATATCGCCGGTTCTCTGACTATAATTAAAAACAAAATCAGTATTTGATTTGTTATTAGAAAAAGAAGATCGAAAATTACCTTTGACAGATTGAATTTTATGCTTGATTCAGAAAGATTACAGCCAATATTCTTCCTGGATAAAGCTTTTGTTGTGTCTAATAGTCTAGTAACCAATGCTATGCTTCTGAGACTTATAACTTATGCCCGTTTTATAACTTATCCGTATTTAATATAAAGTAAGTTTACTTGTGTTTCGGGCTTTTAGTAATAAAAGGACTATTTAACTGTTAGACCATTTTAGCCAGTTTCCCATCTGAGGGATTGCCTCCAAACAGATGGTTGATATAGGCTAGACCTTTTTGAGTGACCAACGTCTTTGTTACAACAAATCCAGGGTGATTATCTCGCTCGATAAACTTCTCCTTCATTTCAAAGTAACCGGCATTGACAAATCTTTGTTTGGGCTCGTTCCGGTTAGAGAAAAATACACCAGCCTGTCTTAGCTTTTGGAACAGAGTATTACGTCCGAATCCCAGCTTTAGGATTTTAGCGGCCATACCGATATCAACTTTGTCCTCGGTGGCAAATGCTGCATCTGCGAAGTTGGCTTTTGGTTGGAGTTTGGCGATCTGGGATTCCTTTTGTTGATTGTCGGCTTCAAGTTGTTTCAGCCGTTCTTCCCGCTTCTTCAATGTTTCCTGAGCAACGAGCAAGGCGCGGGCCATAATTTCATCGGGAGTATCGTCTTCTCTTGTTGCCATGTATCCTCCGGTTGTTCGTATGGTTCGCAGGATTTCTTTGATGCCTTTCTTAAACTCTTTGGCTATCGGTTTCCTAGATTGCATTAGCAATTCATATAAACCATCTTCGGTTAAAAGCCACATTTGACGATTTTGACCTGACCGGAAGATTGTTCTGGTCACCTTTTCTCCTTCATCAACAGATTGTAGCATCTTGTTTATACTTTCACTATCATATTCTATCCATAGAGCAATATCTCTAGCCAAAAACAATGGGTTTTCTATTGATCCATAAACATCAATCTGTTTACCTAACAAGGTAGCTGTCTGAAGTAGTTCAACTTTATCGCAAATAATTTTCACTTCAGGTTTTTCTCCGAAAGTTAACTCCTGGCTTTCCATCCATTCCGCCAATTCACTATTAAAGGATCTGAAATACATCAATGCGAGTTCAAGTACCAATATTGTTGCACCTATGATGCATTTATTAACCTTCATGTTATGGCTGGATGCGTAGTTGTTTACTATTTCCCGATTGTCCCTAAGCCATACGGCTACACCGGTTCCAACAACTGTGCTCAATCCTTTGCATTCGACATAAATACGTTTTTCGTACTTGCAGTAAGGTATTTTTGCTCCTTTGTAGTCAAAATAATAAAATCCGTTGTTTGTTAATTCAGTATTTTCCATAACTTTGTACTGTTTTTTGTTTTCCGCAAAGGTGGCTTATGTCACCGATGCGGATTTTGGTTTTAATAAAGAAGGGCCCCACCTTTTCATCATCCTATTGTGGCAGTTGAATGATTACTCAGATAGAGCCCGAATGTCTTATTACGGTAACTGCCACGTAACCGTCAAATCTCATAACACAAAATTATGAAGCACCAAATGCCCAACCCAATTTTTTACCCTCAGAAACGTAACAGTTTCCGAAATGTGACCAAAATTTTTTAATACTCTTGTTTTCATACGAATTATATATTAAATAGTTTATAGTATCTGATTAATCACCGGAGTAAGCCCTGTTTGCATACAAGCTACTCATACCAACATGAGACAATACAACATTATGCTTTCTTTCTTCCATCTGCTTTTGAAAAGCTGCTCTCTGTTCAGCCAAGCGGACTATGTTCTTAGCCGAAGCCCATGCTTGTTTCAGGCATGATCCGAACGTCCTACCGTACTGCTTACATTCCTTATATAATGTATGAGCCGATTTCATGATTTCGCTTTTGTTGTATTTCTGTGTCGCCATAATTGTAAATGCTATATTGTTTGTTTTGTGTTGCAAACATAGTATATATTATTTGTTTTTGAATGGCAAAACATAATATTTAACTATAATTTAACATAGATGGTAAATGATATAATATTTGTTTTTGTCATATTTATGAATAACTTTGCGGCGTACAAAACAAATATTATACATTATGGAGTTAAGAATAAAAGATATATGTAAACAGAAGGGGCTATTGCAAAAGGAATTAGCTGAAAAAGTAGGTGTCACCGATATTGCATTAAGAGCTTCTTTAAAAGGCAACCCAACAGTTGGTACTTTAGAAAAGGTGGCTAATGCTCTTAATGTAGAAGTATGGGAGCTTTTCACCGAATCCCCAGGAGAAAGTGAAATTTCCGGTTTCATCAAGGCGAAAGGAGTCATTTACGAGATAAAATCGCGTCAAGACATAGAAAATTTGCTGAAATCAATTCAGTAAGCCTAAAAAACATATTTTACAGCACTTTTTTATCATTTTGTTACAATTTATCTTGGCTGGTTAAGGTTGGCTAAGTAATTTTGCACCGTAAACTTAACCTATAATATAATTGTAATGATGAATAAACTAATAGTGTTATTAACTATACTTATCGTATTTTCTGGTTGCAGTAAAAGTGATAATGAAGATGGTAAAGAATATATATCAACACAGTATGATGATTGTAAGGAAATTAATGGATTAGTATACCAGACTAGATTGTCAGAGAATAATGCCGTACTAGATATAAAAAAGGGAGATTTGACTATTGGAGAAATAACATGGTCAATAGAAGGAGGTACATTACAAACATTTAATTTGTTTGGAGAAAGTATCACTAAAAAAATAGAAGGTGTATATATTCGGGATTCCAAAATAGTTGACGACAATGTGCATATACTTATCAGCTATCTTAACGAAATAGGACAGATATATGGTATACATGAGCTTTTGCATATAAAAGACAATAAATTAATAAAAAATTCATTTATAAAAAAACAAATCACAGATCATTCAGGGATACCATGTCAACTCAAAGAATGGTATGATGGAAGCATTCTTGTTCAGAACAATCCCGCAATGAATCCATATGAAAAGGGGAATTTTTTTCTGTTGTTCGATAAAAATCATAATCTTTTATTGGATGATCAAAGTGGATTCCCTATTGGAGAGTACATTGTAGATATGTATAAGGAATTATTTTTTAACGTAGGGACTGTATATGAAAGACCTGATGTTCCCGATAAACAGCGTGTAGCACTAATATACCAAGATATAAGAAAAGGAAAGTATCAATGGATTTACGAAATATATAAAGGTGATATGCCTGTAAAAATAACAAATAAAGAAATAAGCGTTAAAGACAATATGGTCATTGGTAACGTCCAGTGTATATTAGAAAACGGGGATAAAATATATAAAGATTTAAAAATTGATATCAATACCGGAGAAGATATATAGTTATTGGGAGAAATATTGGATAAAACGTAAAATATCCGAAGAAACTTCAAGGGTATTACAAAAAATAAATAAGTATTTTGGAAATAGTTCAAGGGAAATAATAAAATTGATTTATTCTCTTTTCTTTGACTACTTTAATAAATTAACATAATCTGTGTATAAACTTAACCTATAGTAAAATGAAGAAGATATTGTATGCCATCTCGACGATGGCTTTATTGCTTTGCGCATGCTCGAAAGATGAAAAAGAGGAAATGCCTATAGAGATACCAACCCTAAGCCCTATTGAGCAGTTTTTAGAAGGCAATAACCTTAACCCCACTCAGAGAGAGAATATTAACTCAATTGGAAAACTTATTGATTTGAATCAACATAGGATAGTACTTGGCGAAAGGAATCATAAGGCATGGATCTCCAAATTTGATGCGAACGGGAAAGAGGTTTGTTCATCAGACTTTAATCCTATCTCTCCTTGGAAGTATTCTTTTTTCAACTCAACTTCTTTTTTGTATACAGATAATAGATATTTATTTGTCAGAGGCCTTTGCTCAAACTCGTTAGGCTTAGGTTCTGAAAATCTAAAGGAGTTTGCATCTATTATAGACGTAAATACATGTAATCTGTTAGATATGTTTGATGCCCCTAGCAGCAACAATAATTTTAATTATCATGTGGAATCTTCAAATGGCAGATACTTAATCATTCGAAGTAATATAGAGATTGGAAATACTTTTTATGTTGTAGGCAATCTAGGTAAAATCCTTTATACTAGAGAGTGGGGAAACAATGAAGAGTCTTTTTTTGGAAGTTATTACAACAAAGATATAATGATCTTTTTAGAGGACGAAGTTGTAGCTCCTGCTATATCCAATGATAAATATTTTAAACCATACAAGATCGTCAACCTTAAAAATTGGGAGTTGATAAAAGAGTTTGATAAAGAAGAATTGAAGCCTCAGGGGGATTATTTCGGACAAGAAAACATTGTATACAGTGTAGATACTACTTATCTTGACGGCAACAATATCAAATATGTGTATAGTGAGAAGAAAATAGAAAGCGATCCTATATCCGGAGTAAAACAGGATAGACTCCTGAATAAGTATTATTATAACATAGATATAGATAATTACAAAGTTACTTATATGGGAAAGGTTGATTAAATTATCTTTTCCCCTTTGGAAATACACCTCCTCCGGCAAGTCCTACGAGGTTTCGTACCAGATGTGATATGGCCCGGGGAGCCGGGCTTTTTTATGTATGCCTTGACAAAAAATATTTACCCTTTAATGTTGTATAGTTGTATAACTTTTGCTATATTTGCTACATGAGAAAGATAATCACATATAAGAACTATTTTAGCGACTTCATAGAAAAGTTGTCGAAAGACGAAATAAATAAAATACGACGTGCGCTAGACTTGTTTAAGGTGGAAGATAAGATGCCGAGGCATTTTATAAAATTCATCCGTGATGGAATTTATGAATTTCGTGTAACATATGGAAACAACGAGTTCCGTGTCTTTTTTATATATGACGGCGATACAATTGTTGTTCTTTTTAATGCATTTAAGAAAAAGACGCAGAAAACGCCTGATAGTGAAATAAAGAAAGCAATAAAACTTAAGGAGGAATATTATGAATCTAAAAGAAATAAGTAAAGATATCTACGATCTGGATGCTTGGCTAGATGAAGGTCTAGGGAAAGAAGGAACTCCCGAACGAGAGAAGAACAGAGAAAAGGCATGGGAGGAATATAACGCTCAGATATTGCTTGATGCACGTAAGAACGCCCGTCTTACCCAGGCCGAACTTGCAAAGCGTATAGGGGCTGACAAGGGGTATATTTCGAGAATTGAACGAGGCTTGACAGTCCCAACTGTTGCTACTTTGTATAAAATAGCCTCTGCAATGGGATTAACGGTTGAGCTTAGGCCAATTTAATTTCGACAAACATGGCTTTATTTAGAAAACACAGGGGAGGACTTGCGGAATCTCTTGAAACAGTAAAAGAGGTTGAATCACTGAATGATGTGGCAGACTATTGCAGCAATGATATTTCAGGAAGGCCAACAGGTTTAGAATGTAAATATCAATGCATGGACGATCGCATTGGATGGGATAGTTATATAATTACAGGACTTATTGACGGCTGTAGATGTGTATTAGGATTTTCTAATAACAACTTAAAATGGCTTGGATAACGTTTTTTTTACTATCTTTCCTCTAAGAAAACATATGCTTGTATTTCCAAATAAGTAATATATGGAAATCTAATATGCCATAAAACATGAAGATATAATGTTAAAGTTCTTGCAAATTTCAAACAGAAGAACGACTTTTGCAACGTGAAAGAATATTAAAGCAGCCTCGTCGGGTAAACAGCCCTGGTAGAGGCTTTGTTGTATAAATAAAAGAAATGCCAATAATAAAAGCGAAATCATTAGATAACTTCGATGCGGCTAGACTGCTTATAGATAATCAAATCTATTCGCCTTCAGTCCATTGTTCTTATTATGCGGTTTATATGTTTTCGATGCATGTTCTTTGCCATAAATGCAATATTAGCTATGAGAATCAAGAAAAAGAATCAAAAGGAAGAGATTCTCATTTTTATGTAATTGACAATGTGGCCAAGGACTTAGACAAGAAAAATCATACATATATGTTAGATTTTTTTTGTTGGTATAATAAATTGAAGAAGCTCAGAAAGCAGTCAGACTATTTAAATCAAATAATAAAAAACAATGAAGCTAATAAAGCTTATAAATTGGCTGATGATATAATACAGTTACTCACAAATAAATACGATATAATATGAAAGCAAAAGATTTTATCATTGAGAGTTTGGTTAAAATTTCAAATAAAATATTTGGAATAAACCTTCGATATGCATATGATGTAAATACTGATTTTCATATTATTGAGGTTTCTCCTGAAAATATCAGGAGAGGAAATGACGAATATATGGAAATGGAAGCTCTTTTATGGAAAGAGTTCTATGATAAATATCCAAATGAGGACATTCTTATAAGTGATATTGATGAAACCAACAATATGGGTAATATGCTATATGAAAATTCATCTACTATATTTGATGGTGGTTCGTATGATTTTATAAAATTTGACTTTAGCAGAATTGTAGATACTGGTGAAATTAAAGACAATTGTAATTTAAAACTTGCAGCATAAAGTTATGTCAGAAAAAATAGCAAAATTTCGTTTTAAGGGATATAAGATATTAAATTCTTCAATTTCTGTAAAGGAAGGAGTAAAGATAAGTTCAAAATTAAACATTAATTTTGAACAAACTTCTGGAGAGCATGAAAATGGAAAAGAATATAGATTGAAATTAGTGACATCTATAGAAGATGAGAATAATTCATTGAATATAAAAATAGAAACTATTGGTTTATTTGAATTTGATAGTGATATTGAAAATTATAAAAATGTCTTTTTTTCTCAGAATGCTCCAGCAATATTGTTTCCTTATGTAAGAGCCTATATATCAACATTAACGTCATTGGCAGGAATTCCTCCAGTCATTCTTCCCACATTGAACTTATCAAACAGAAACAATACAGAAGAGCAAAAGCCGGACTAACCTCCGGCTTTTGCTTTTTAACCACCTTTGAAACCCTCCATCAAAATTAATTTGTGACAGTACTCAAACTGTTACGTTTCTCCTCCCGAAATATTTTACCACCCTCTAGGACCTTGATAACTTTGGCTAAAAAGTTACAAGCATGCCATCTATAGAGTTTATAATTAAAGCAAATTACAAAGAAGTTGATGAAGCCTATGCTAGGATTGATGCTTTGAAAGATTTGGTAAAAGGCTTTAAGGCTGACAGTCCGGAAGGTATTTCCATCATTGGAGACATCAATAAGGAACAGAGTAAGATTGAAAAACTTGTAGAAGAAATACGTAAATTAAAACAAGAACAAGCTCTACAGGCACAAGATGCTATTAACAATGTAAAAGCGCAAGAGGCTGCATTGCTTAAATTGGCTCAGCAATACAAGGATTTGAGTGAGCAAATAAATAACTATTCTAACGCGACTCCTCCTACTGCAACAGCAACAACGAAAACACCCTCAGAAACGTCTTCTTCTCAATCCCAAGCGGCTGAATCTGCTAAGGAGCAGTCAATGGCTTTTGAAGAATTAAATGAAAGTCTAGAATTGGTAAATGGTTCTCTGGAGGATAATATAAAAAGGCTACTAGAAGAAAAAGATGCTTTGTCTAATATAAAAAAGCAATTAGCAGAATTAACGAAAGAGCAAGAAAAAAATGGACAGATATCTGAGGAGCAAAAAAGGATAAGACTGGAATTGTCTAAAGCGGAAATTGAACATAAACAATCTATTTCAACATTACAAAGAAGAATTAATACTGATGCAAAATTGGATTCAGCGGTTAGTGAATCGATGGATCAGCTTTCGCAATCATTAGGAAGAATGAGGAGCGTATATCGTTCACTTACGTCTGAAGAAAGAAATTCTCCATTTGGAAAATCTCTATTGGATAATATTCAAAAACTAGATTCTGAATTAAAGAAACTAGACGCTTCGATAGGTAACCATCAACGTAATGTGGGTAATTATTCTAGCGCATTGGATAACTTATCTTCGGCAATGGATGGTGCTCTTGATGCGGCGTCTGCTTTACCTGGTCCTATTGGGGCTGCGGCATCTGGTATCAAAACTTTAACTAAAGCTTCGTTAGCTTTTATTGCTACTCCTGTAGGAGCGGCTCTAGCTGCAATTGTTGCGGCTTTGGCTGTTTTGTCTTCTTGGTTTACACGTACCGAAGAGGGACAGAATGCGTTAAACGTTGCTAGCGCCTATTTTAAGCAAACATTAGATTCTATCCTTGATGTTGTTGACGATGTTGGAGAGTGGTTATTTAATGCTTTCACCAAACCCAAAGAGGCATTGCAGGATTTATCAGACTTTTTAGAGGATCAAGTTATGGTCCGTTTGAAAGCTTTAGGGAAAGCGGGCGAAGCTATAATGAAAATTTTCTCTAGAGATTATAAACAGGGTTTTGTTGATTTAGGAAATGCTTGGCTTGAACATATAACCGGTATTGAAGATGCCGGGAAAAAGGCTTTGAAATTTGCAGCAGAAACTAATAAAAAAGCAAAAGAAGGTTCGGCCTTGGCGAAGAGAGAAAATGAATTGGCTATTGAACAAAGAAAATGGCTGGTAGAACGTTCTGAATTAGAGGCTAAAATCAATGAACTTAGAGAAAGAAGCCAAGACTCTTCTTTAACAGAAAAAGAGAGATTGAAGGCTTCAAAGGAGGCTTCTGCTCTTATTAATCAAGTATATGAAAAAGAAAGAAAGCTGGCTGTAGAAAGTAGAGATATAATTGCAGAGACAAATAAACTCTCTCATTCGAATGCTCAGGCAAAGGATGAAGAGGCAAAAGCTACAGCAAAAATTAATAAGCTTGATGCGGAACGTGCAGCAAAAAATAGAGAATTGCTGAGTCAACAAAAAGAACTTAATAATCAGATTAAAACTAAAGTAGAAAATGCTAACAGACAAAAAGTCCAAGTAGCCAACAGGATAAGAGAAATAGAAGAAGCTCAGAAAAAGATATCGGAAAAAGAAGTCGAGGCTGAACTGAAGATAGAGCAGAACAAGATAAACGCAATGGAAGAAGGAGCCGATAAGACTCTTGCTCAAATCCAGTTTAATTATCAGAGGCAAATAGCCGAAGTCACCAAGTTTGGTAATGAGCTTGTAAAAGCACAGAAAGATGCCGAAGAAAAAGCATGGAAAGCTGCTAATCCAAATTGGGAGAAGGAAGGTAAGATATTTGAACCAACTATTAAATCTATTTCCCAGTTGCCACAAAAAGAACTGGAAACCCTTGCCAAAATGCTCAAGTCTATCGAAGATTTGAGGGATAGACAAGAGCAAAACTTTTTAGAGTCAAGCTTTAAAAAATATCAGAATTACACAACTCAGCGTATTAAAGCAGAGGAAGAGTTTGACAAGGACAAAGCTGCTTTAGAAAAGCAAAGAACGGAACAGAACGGTAAAGAAATAGATGCTGCTCTCATACAGTTAGAGAAGGATCGGGAGAAATCTATAGGCAAGATTAAAGTAGATGAGATCATGAATAGTGAGGATTGGACCACTCTATTTAACGACATGGAATCTTTGTCTACAAAGAAAGTTAATGAGTTGATTGATACAATTAGCGAGCAATTGAAAAATGCAAAGCTTGATCCTATTAATTTAAAGGCCGTTACTGATCAATTAGATAAGGCAAAGGAATATGTTATAGGTGTCAATCCTTTTGCCCAATTGGTAAAATACATAAAAGAGTATGATGCAGCATCTAGTGACGTAGAAAAGAAGAAAGCTTTGACGAAAGCATTAAAATCCGCACTAGAAGGGGCTGATCAACTATCTCAAGTGTTTGGATCGTTGGACGGCATGTTGCAGGAAATTGGGGTTGATATACCTGCACTAAGCGGATTATCGAACGTACTAGGAAGCATCGCCAGCATTGATTTTACAAAACCGGCAAGTATTATTACAGGGGCATTAGGCGCCATCGGTTCTGTTTTCTCGATAGGTAAAAAGGTCAAAGAAATGAATGCCGCGGCCCGGGCAGAGCAGCAGAAGTTTTACGATGAAGTGCATAAAGGAGAAATGGAATACCAAGCCTTGCTTCGCGAACGTGCCCGTCTGGAGCAACAGCTTGGTGAGACATCAATATCTTACAATAGCCGTATTACCGCTGAACTTGACAAGCAGAGGAAGACTATTGATGCCCAGGTTAATACCCTAATGAAGCAGCTACAGCAGGAAAGTTATATTTCCGGCGTAGGATATAAACATGGAACCTGGTTCCGGAAGGCTAAGACGTGGAATGAGTATGAATCTCTCATGGGGAAAACCTATGATGAGATAGAGGCGTTGTACATGTCTAACAAACTGGATGGAAAAGCGAAAGAATTATTCGAAGAACTTCAGAAGCTTAAAGAAGAAGGAGCCGAAATAGACCAGATGCTCGTTGATCAAGCAGAAGCATTCAGGGAATATCTTTCCGGTATGACTTTTGACAGCTTGAAAGAGTCTATCAAGAGCGCTTTTGAAGATGGTAAATTTGATATACAGGACGCCGCTGATTTTACCAAACAAGTGTTCAAGAAAGCAATTTTGCAAGCATTAGAGGCGAAAGTCTTAGAAAAAGCTTTACAGCCATTCCTCGAATCTTTCCAGTCCGATGCAGAAGCCGGTACTTTATTTGAACCCGGAAAGATGGACTATTATCAGGAGTGGATTAAGAGAATTGGCGAGGAGGGAAATGCTTTCATGGACAATCTTATGAAATTGCCAGAGTTGTCAGATCTATTTAAAGACGCGGATGCTACCCGATCAGCGCAGGCCAAAGGGCTGGCATCCATGTCTCAGGATACTGGAGAAAAATTGGACGGTAAATTTACTGCTGGTCTTATCTATTTGGATAAAATGACAACATCATCATACGATATAGCAGGTAGCATCAAAGATCTTACCCGGCAGAGTTACGATGGTTGGAAAAATGTAGAAGCAATAAAAGAATTATCCAGTGATATAAAAAATATCAATAATAGGATTGCGGATAATACGGAAGATATAGGTGCAATCCTAAAGACAATCAGATCCGATACAAAGGGGATGAATGAAGATGTTAGTTATGTGAGAACAAACGGTTTATACGTAAAACGATGAGAGGAGACGTATACATAGATGGCATAGATATTTTTTCGGCTTATGGGGCAAATATAACCGATGGGCTGGATTCATTATTTACTTTTCCCGCCATTAAGGAGCCGGAATCAAATGATTGGCCGGAAGAGGATGGACTAGAAGTCGATTTAGAGACCATACATCTTCAGGCTACAGAGGTCTCTCTTACTTTTTTTGCTGATAATCCCGATGATTTGATAGCTAAAGTCAGCGAACCAGGTTATCACACAATAAGTGTTTTGGACTATGGGAAGGAGTGGTCTTTTAGATTATCCAGTCAGACATCTAATAAAGTCATAAAAGATGCTGGAGCATTCGGGTTAAAGTTTACGATAGATCATCCGGATCAGCCTTTGACTCCTGTGTCTTATTCGCCTGGTACATGGGTTAAAGACTCAGGATATTACATTGATGATATAAACTTTAACTCCTTCGGAGTAGAGGTTTATGGAGGATTGGACGAAATAACCAAATCTCCAGTAGTCAAGCAGAATTTAATACGAAATGATATAAGCGTCATAGATGGCCAGATATATGATACCGGAACGCTTGTGTTTAACAGTATGGATGTATCCTTGAAATGCCTGTTTGTTGCATCAAATATGGATAGTTTTTGGAATTGCTACAATGCCTTTTTTGCAAAAATGATAGAGTCGGGAGAAAAGATGTTGTATGTCGAATTTACAGGTATCACTTATCCGGTGTACTACAAGAAAAGCGGCAACTTTAAGATTCGTTCGTCTAAGAATCATGTAATGATAGAGTTTAGTCTTACACTTGGATTTATCTCATTCCGCATTGAAGGTAGACAATATATATTAGCAGCAGAAGATGGCGCATTGATTATAACAGAAGATGGTTTAAACTATATAGATATGAACGTATATGGGGGAGAATAAACGATTGACGCCAAAGAAAGCGTCGGATACAAAAGCTATGACAAGCTCCAATCTCTCAAATTTTAACGCTTTGGGCTTTGATAAATTGACGAATGAGAGTGCTCATGCGTCGATGGAGTTGTTAAAGGGGAATAGAGGAGATAACGCTTATGAACTGTGGATAAAACAGCCTGGCAACGCTGGCAAAACTTATGAACAATATGTTGCTTACAACCGGCAACCGGCAACGGATGCGGCAGCTGAAGTTCGCGGACAGATGAATGAGGTCACTCAGAACGTTAATAAGGCAATCGGTGATATTCGTCAGTTGGAAACAACTGTGGAGGGACAAGAAGAAGCCCGGGAGAGCTTTTATTCTCAAGCTCAAACACAGGAGCAAAATAGACAAACTAAAGAGGCTGAACGTCAAAAGGCCGCGGAAGAGCAAGCTGCCGCAGCAGAAGAACAGGCCGAAGCTGCCGCTACTCATGCAAAAGCGGAAGAAGCAAGGGTGTTGGCTGATTCTGAGCGTGACAAAACCTTCACTACCAGAATGCAGGAAATAACTACTGCAACCCAAAATGCAGATACTGCGGCAGAGACGGCAGAAGAGTCCGCCAAGGAAGCAGATAAGCAAGCATTGGCAGCTAAAGGTGCCGCTGCCGATGCTCAAGACACAGCTGATCATCCGACCTATATAGGAGCCGATTACCATGTATACAGATGGAACAAAGAAGCAAAAGCTTACGACAAGACGGATATCTTTGTTAAGGGAGATGCATTCTCTATTAAAAGGGTTTACCCTTCCATTTCAGCCATGAATGCGGATTTAGATAATCCGGAAATCAAAGAAGGAGATTTTGTTTTAATAAACACCAATGATGTTGAAGACCCAGACAATGCTCAACTTTACATTCGGACAGAAACAGGCTTTAGATTTCTTGTCGATCTGTCTGGGGCTATTGGTTTTACTGGTAAAACTCCGCAGTTTGGGATAGGAAATGTTACTTTGGGCGAAGCCAATGTAACAATATCAGAAGATGGTGTTGATTCAAATGGTAATCCCAAATACAAATTGAATTTCGTTCTTGAGCGTGGTCCACAAGGTTTTACTCCTATTATTCAAGGAGGGAATATTGAAACCGGAAGTCCTGACTCTGAAGTTTATTTGGTTTTTACTAAAATAGGAGAGACAGATGCGGGTGAACCGATATATGAGCCAAGAGGAAGTATTCCAAAGGGAGAGCCGGGAAAAGGATCGGGTAACGTTTCTGCAGAAGAAAACGGACTTATAGCTGGTAAAAAGTATTTGTTTGTACCTACCTCAGATAATAGTGCTGTTGGGACCTTTGTGGAATATACCACTCCTGTTCAGGTGCAATCGGATTGGACCGTAACAAATACGGAGCTCCCATCTTTTATTAAAAACAAACCAACCTCTATGCCCGCATCAGATGTTCCGGCATGGGCAAAAGCTGCTACAAAACCGGCATATACGGCATCGGAGGTGGGGGCATTGCCTAGTGGAGGAACAGCTGTTGCTGCGAATAAACTAGCCACCCCAAGGACTATAAATGGCGTAAGTTTTGACGGAACCGAAAATATAAATATAACAGCTCCAGCATCAGACGTAAGTGCTTGGGCTAAGGCTTCGACTAAGCCTACGTATACTGCCTCTGAAGTAGGTGCTTTACCAAGCGGAGGTACTGCTGTATCTGCAAACAAAACAACAGGAACTCTAACTATTAATGGTACTGCATTTAATGGATCTAGCAATGTGAGCATTACTACTCCTAATACCACCTATAACCAAGCAACATCTTCTACTTTAGGATTGGTTAAGATAGGCTATCCGGAGTCAGGGAAGAATTATCCAGTAGAATTAAATTCTAGCGGGCAAATGTTTGTCAACGTTCCGTGGGAAAATACTACTTATGGTGTCGCCACTACGTCATCTAATGGTCTAATGAGTAGTAGTGATAAATCTAAATTAGATGGTATTGCTACCGGTGCAAACAATTATTCTTTGCCACAGGCTTCCTCTTCTACGAGGGGTGGAGTTTTGATAGGTTACTCCACAAATGGTAAAAACTATGCTGTAACTTTGGATAGTAGCGGGAAAATGTATGTAAACGTCCCATGGACGGATACAAATACGACTTATGGTCTTGCAACAACTTCTGCTAACGGATTATTGAGGCAATTAAACGGGAGTACATCTAGTTTTATGCGTGGTGACGGAACTTGGGCAACACCTCCTAATACAACTTATTCTACTGCCACTCAGTCTACAAATGGTCTTATGTCTTCTGCAGATAAAACTAAGTTGGATAAGGTAGATTCGTATGCTACTGCTTCATCTATTTCAAATTTAGATGTGACTAAAAAAGTCATATATGTAGCATTAACAGCTAATGGATCATTGTCTGCAAACAATGCAGGAGCTGCTTATAACGGTCAAAGTTTTTCGGTCAAAATATATTGCTCATCAGCACGTACAATAACCATACCCACTTCTGGCAATTATGTAAGCATGTGCGGGAGTAGTTATACGTGTCCTGCTGGAAAACGAGTAGAGTTTCATTTTGAAGGAATCAACGGACAGTGGTGGATTGCTAAAATAGAACAAGGATAGGAGGGTGTATGAGCAGAAGAAGGTTTATGGGATCTGTAAAAAAGCTAACAGAGATCATTGAAGAAATTAAATCATCTACTAATTGGACTGTCCCGTCAGGTGTCTATAGTATAGATATTTATCTCTGTGGCGGAGGTGGCGGTGGAGCTAGAGCTGGCGGTGGCGGTGGCGGAGGATATGGGAAAAGTGTTTATTCTGTGTCTGTTACCCCAGGGCAAGTGATACCTGTTACAGTTGGGCTCGGAGGTGCTGGTAGAAATAATGAATCCCAGGGTGGAACTGGCGGTACTACGTCTATGCTAGGCTATAGTGCTAATGGTGGTATTGGTGGACTCTATGGTGGTAGAGGCTATGGGGGAAATGGGGGAAATGGCGGATGCGGTGGTGGCGGATGCGATGGTGGAGATGGAGGTTCTGAAGGAGGAAGTGGAACAGCAGGAGACCGCGGCTCTGGAGGTAGTGGAGGAGGTAGTTCGGTAAAACCATTTGCATCTATGCAAGCTACATCTGGGGGAGGCGGTGGTGGAGCTGTCTATCAAAGAAGAGGATATGGTGGTAATGGCTATGGCTCGGGAAATGCTGTTGCTGGTGTAGGTGATGGAGGCGGTCTTCCTGGTTCGGGATATGGCGGTGGCGGTGGTGGTGGCTGGACAAATCCAGTTACTACTATCGGATACGGTGGAGGCAATGGTGGTAGTGGTGTTGTTATACTAAGATATATGGGGTATAAGTAATTATAAATAAATTTAATATGGATACAATAAATTTCGATGAATATAGATATTGGTATGTAAATCGCGATGCAGAGACAATTTATGTGGGCTTTAATGAAAAGTTAGATAAAGACAGTAATGCTATCGGAGAAGGCTGGGATGATTATGCTAAAGGCTATTGGGTAATTCTAAGTCAAGATAATATTATGTTTAAGGAATCAAACTCTGATGCATCTGTTGAAGAAGTTTTGAAATTACAGTTGATGCCTAAACCTGTACCTACACCAGAAGAATTACTGTATGTGGCAAAGGAAGACAAGAAGCAAGAGGTATTCGATCAGGACATTCACCACTATTATCTTGATGGTAAGGATATATATATGCATGGTTATGGTAGAGCGGAAATAAAGGACAGAAGTTCTCATAAAAACAATATTACATTTAATTATATAACTTATCCTTCAGATATAATAATTGAGGCTATCAATGAAATGTATGACTATGATGATTCTTGCAATATTGTGACAGATAATTTACTAAAGGCTATTGAAAAAACAACAACAATAGAGGAAGTTAAAAATATTGAAGTTGCTGGATATCCGGAAGTAATTCGCAGGACAACGGAAGAATTACAATCGGCTATTGATTATAAAAAACAACATGATCCGGAAGTACAGGTATTGAGAGTTAGCCGTATGTCCATCTCTGCTATGACTATGGATGATACAACAGCGGTAAAGAATAAATACGGACATGCAGAATGGATAGACTTTATCGGTGGTAAGTTGGAAATAGGAAATCGTGTGTTGTACAATGATTGGCTGTGGAAAGTTAGACAACCTATTAATCCTGTGCTAGAAATATACCCTCCGTCAATTGATACCGCAGCATTATATGAACGCTTGGACGAAAATCATGAGGGAACAGAGTTTGATCCAAAGTTATACGCTTCGGGGATGGCACTAGAGCAAGACAAATACTATACAGAATTAGACAATGGAGCTCGTGTGAAGTATTTTTGTTATAGGGGATCAATAGATCCTGTTTATTCAAAACTTAAGGATTTGGTTGATTTATACGTGAGACCAGTGGATTGACTAACTTAAAATTAAAAACATGATACTACAAATTATTTCATTATTGATTATTACCGGATACACCACAGCGGTGTGTATTAAGGCTAAGGGTGTTCCTTATTCAATCAGTGCAACATTTTATAAATTAGAGCATCCGTATTGGTTTTTAGCTACCATGTGGTTGACAGCGGGGCTGCTTATGCCTTCTATATTAGAGGCAAGTAAACCGGGAACAGAGTTTCTTGCTTTTCTGGCATGCGTAGGCATGTTTATGGTTGGAGCGGCTCCTAATTTCAAGGAAGAGTTTGAAGGGAAGATACATCTAGCCGGAGCTTTAATGTGTGTTGTTGGATCGCAATTATGGGTTGCTTTCAACGCATGGTATATGCTTGTTGTATGGCTGGGATATATCGGATACACAGCGTTGTATATAGTAAAAGAAAAGGAAGGGAACTTTTGGTATAAATTTTACCAAAGCAGACCTATGTTTTGGGTAGAGATAGCGGCTATAAGTGCTATTTTTCTGGCTGTTTTGTTCAAATAAAAAAAATATCGTCACACTTGCGTAACTGTTACGTTTCTCTTTATCCGATATTTCCGGCAAACAGAAGTATCGGATAATTTTATCGTAAAATATCGAAATATGATTATCTACGATAAAACAGGCGAAGTATTATTTGATGTTCAGGTTAACGATTCCAGCGTCAGAAACCGGGCGATAATGGGGGACAACTCTGTTACTCTAAATCTTAGTCTCCCAGAATATGCAACTATTCCCGTCGGATCATATATAGAGTATCAAGGACAAAGATATACCTTATGGAGACCGGATAATTTTAAAAAGCATGGGACAAGAAATTTTGAGTATACAATAACATTCGGCAGTAATCAGGAGATACTCAAGAGATACAAATACAAGTCTCTTTCTGATATTCCCTTTCAGCTTAAGTTTACTCTAACGGCCAAGCCCAAAATGTTCCTTCAGTTGCTTGTGGACAATCTTAATTTGAGAGATTCGGGGTGGACTGTAGGAGATTGTATTGTTGCAACGGAAAAATATTTATCGTTTAACCATGAGTATTGTTACGATGTACTTGGAAGGCTAGCACAAGAATTTAACACAGAATGGGAAATAGACGGTAAGACTATCCATTTACGTAAGGTCGAGAAGTTTAAGACTGAGCCTCTAGCTTTATCATATGGTAAAGGAAATGGTTTTAGACCGGGAGTAGGAAGAGCTACCCAAGGTGATAAATCACCGCTAAACCTGCTGTTTGTACAGGGTGGCGATAGGAATATCGATCTGGCAACATATAATAGCCGATATCTATTATTACCTAAATCCAAAGAGCTTGAATACGAAGGACGTAAATACAAGACGGATAAGGATGGTATGTATATCACCAGAGCGGATAAAGAAGTGTCTCAGTATAATGAAGATAGTTATGACGCTTCAAATATTTATCCTTCCAGAGTGGGCGAAGTCACCGCTGTGACTACGGAAGAAGGTAAAGACGATGCTGGCAATCCTGTTACGTTTTACAACATTGTTGATTCGACTATACCGGCGGATCTAAATTATCGTGACTGCCGAATTGCAGGAGAAAAAGCTACGATGATATTTCAGACTGGCGTATTGACCGGAAGAGAGTTTGATATTGTCCAGACAGACACCGATCTGACTGGCTATGATCATGCAACACGGACTTTCGAACTTGTCCCGCTAGAAGAAGATGGTGTTACTCTACCAAACGAGAACTTAAAACCGGCTATCGGGGATAAATATGCAATCTTTAACATCAAGTTACCACAGGCATATATCCAAGATGATGCAACTCAGACTGGAGCGTCATGGGAGATGTTTAAAGAGGCTGTTAGGTACTTTTATGAGAACGAAGAGGAGAAATTTAGCTTTACAGGTGAGCTAGACCCCATATGGGCTAAAAACAAATGGCTGGAAATAGGGGGCAAAATAGTACCGGGTGGATATATTCAGTTTTCGGATACCCAATTTCAGCCAGAAGGAATACTAATCCGTATAACTTCGGTTAAGGACTACATAAATAAGCCTCACGCCCCTGTTATTGAACTGTCTAATGTGCCGGTGGGAGGCTCTATTTCTACAGATTTAGGTAAGATTGACTCAAATGAAGTTGTCGATGAAAATAGGTATAAAGGTTCGATATCCTTAACGAAAAGGAGGTTTAGGGATCTAGAGGAAACCGGGAAAATGCTGGAAGCCGCCATTGACGGTTTTTCTGAAGCTATCAACCCTATTTATATCCAGACAATGTCTTTACAGGTAGGCTCGGAAAGTCTTCAATTTCGTTTTGTAAACAATAAAACAAATCCGGTTGAAACGATACCTAATTTTGCTTATAATCAGAAAACTAAAGTCTTTACGGCTCCGACAACGATACTCCAACACATGACATTGGGTATTGACAAGATATCTCCAACACATAAGCCTTCAGACTATAAGTTTTGGGATATGTCGTCATACACATCACCCGCCTTAGATGAAACGGTAGCTATGTATTTCTATGCTAAATGCTCAAAGACGGGGACGACTGGATCATTTCTTTTGAGCAAGACTGCCTATAAGATGGACCCGGGAGATGGATATTACTATTTTCTGGTTGGTACTTTATCAAGCGAATATGAGGGAGAAAGAAGCTATCGAAATGTCTATGGATTTACAGAAGTGTTGCCTGGAAGTATTACGACTAGCGTGATTGCTAGTTCTGACGGTCAAACATATTTCAACCTTGTAGATGGGGAAATTGTAGCGGCTCACCTCTCTATAAAATCCGGATCAGGATACAATAACTTGACGGATAAACCGGATCTCAGTATTTATGCTACAAATGCGGAATTATCTATTCAAAGTAATCGTATTTCAGCTACAGTAGAAAAGGTAAATACGATAAACAATACAATCGAAACATCTGGTTGGATAACTGCGGCTGATGGTACTACCATATTTGCCAAAAAGGAGATGGAAGGTGGCAAAGCGATAGTTAACGCTATTAACGTAGGTACTGATGGTGTTTTAATACAAGCTAACCGAATTAACCTCGTTGGTGCGGTATCATTTAGCATGCTGTCGGATTATACGACGGTCAATAATAGGATAAACGGAAAGGCGTCAATGTCTGATGTAACAAATGCTTTATCCAATTATGTGACAAATTCCAGCTTAAATAATAAACTAAGTAACTATGCATTAGCCAGTACATTGTCTGATTATGTACAATCAACGACATTGGCTAACACTTTGAAAAATTATGCAACAAATATTGCTGCTGAAGATGTGGCAAATTCGGTAGCCACGGCTGAATTTAAAAAGTTGGTAAACGCCATGAAAGAGGGCGATACGACTATTTTAGGCGGTTTTATTAGTACTAAGATTATTGATGTTGACAATTTATATGTAAACAAATTAAAAGGAGCTACCGGATCATTTAAATCTCTAGATTGTGTAAATGATTCAGGAGAAAGATTAGGAGGCATAAGTTTTGGTACTGATGGTAAAATGTGGTTTTCTGGTGACATGTATCATCAAGGAGGTTATACATTTTATTCTGGAGATATACGTTGCAGAGGGGGATTTGGTTCTGCTTGGTTAAATACTATTCAGACTGGGTATAGTCCAAATATAGGTTTTTATTGTGTAAAAAATGGACCTAATGCCCCTGCTGAACCAGGGAACACGAATGAGTATCCGAAAATATATTTCACTCAACGTACTACAACTAGTGGTCAAACATATTATGAAGTACCTTTATATGGAACTTCTGGCACAGCCGCAGGATACCCTGCGAATGTATTTATTATACAACATGGAAAGACAGAAGAAACTAGATATGCTTTTACAGGATTTAGTGGACAATTTGTTATCGTTGTTAATACACATGATTCTTATACTAGATGGATCGCTTCTAATGGAAGATGGGTTCAAATAAATGGTGGAATGGCCGCTTTATTTGTACATATCAAATATAATTATCTTATACCTACTATAGATAGCAATGTAGTTGGAGGTGGATGGTTTTGTGTCGGGCAATACGATAATAATTGGCAATAACAATAAACAAATAAATAAGATTATGAAACAAGTAAGAATCAATTTTAAAGAGTTAAAAGTAGAAGTTGGCGTTGACCAATTTGAATTACAGGATTGGCGAAAAGGAATGGGGAATGCTCTTCACCGAGCATCTGAAAGTGTCCCAATGTCTGAGTTGGCTAGAAAGATATATTACTCGGAAGAGCCAATTGATATCTTAGAAGAAGACTTTAAGACTATGTTGGTTTTGTTGGGAACTGCATTAAAGAAATATCTTGTTGATGCCGTGGCGAGAGCAGGAGAAGAATCAAAAACTAAAAATAAGGAGGAATAATTATGGCACTAGAACAAGTATCATCAGTGGTAAAAAGTACTTACCTAAACAACGTTGCAGGTTACGATATACAGTATAACGTAGCCCAAGACGAAGGTCAGAACGTAACATCGATAACAGGAACGGTCAAAAAGGCTGATGTCCGGTTTGGATATATTACAATCAATGCAGACGGAACCAAAAATATTTCGTTCGACAGGCCTATATCGGACGAAGACAGCGAAGCCATCTATACCGCTGCATTATCCGATACAAAATCAATTTTTGAACAACGGAATACTAAAGAATAATGATTATCATAAATACTTAACTAAAGTATATCCAGGGTACTCTTTAGTGCTCTGGATATAATAAAAAGGATCGACTAGAAAATGGAGGTAATAAAAATGATTTGGGAAATGAGGGGGATGCTTATCATCTCCATATTTGAGCTGGTGCTTGTCCTTTTTGCGATGAGTTGGGATTTCGCATCAGGCTATTATAAAGCAAAACTACGAGGAGAAGACCGTAATTCTTATGGGATGCGCCGGACGGTAAGTAAATTTATCCTGTATGCCGGGAGTGTCTGCATTGCATGGAGTATTGACGCAGTGTGCTATGTTTGCAAATTTTGGGAATTTATCCATTTCTCTTTTTTGACAAACATACCGGTTATAACATCTTTGATTACTGTGTTTATCCTTATCACAGAGATTAGATCCATATGGGAAAAGGCAGACGCAAAACAGCTTAGACAGGCTGCAAAATCAGCTGCTCTTATAGGGAGTGTATTAAATAAAGATATGCTGAAAGACGCATTTACAGAGGCTTTAATCACGGCAAAAGAAAAGGAGAATAAAAATGAAAAAGAATGAATTACCACGTGGACTACGTAACAACAACCCTGGGAACATCAGACGCAACAGTGACGTGTTTCAAGGCGAGGTGAACCCTAGCCGTGACAAAGATTTTAAACAGTTTAAGTCAATGGCTTACGGCTATCGGGCAGTATTTAAAATCCTGTCAAACTATCATAGGGTGTACAAGTTAACGACAATCCGGAAGATGATCAGTCGATGGGCGCCGGAAAACGAGAACAATACGGCCGCGTACGTGTCGTTGGTAAGTAGCTATTCTGGGATCGGACCCGACGACCTGCTCAACTTCGACCGCGAACAAATGATCCGGATCGTTGCCGGGATGTCTAAAGTCGAGAACGGTCGGGAAGCCAATATGTACGACGTTATTGCCGGTTGGGATCTGTTATGAAAGCCTGGCACATCATATTACTGATGATCGGGTTGGTGACCAGCTTCTTTATCGGCTACCATGTTCGAGAAGTCTCATCAATGATGACACCTAAAACGGATACTGTCATCATTGTTGACACCTTACGTGATACAGTGCCGGTTCCAGTACGAGAAACAGTGACAAAGTATATCCAGGTCCCGGCAGACACGATCGTTAAGTACATCAAAGGTGATACAGTATTTCTGCCGGTCATCCAAAATGAATACTCTACACCAGATTATCACGCTTGGGTATCCGGCTATAACGCGGATCTGGATAGCATATATGTCTTTCCGAAGACTGTCTATGTCACGCAAAAAATACCGGCTCGTCGGTGGGGATTAGGTGTGTCGGCAGGCTACGGTGTTGGTCGGTCTGGTTTATCTCCTTATGTTGGGGTAGGAATCTATTATAGAGTATGGTAACGAAATAGCTTTTTGTTCATAAGCACCTCTTTTCTGGGGCTTCAGAGGTAAAATAAAAGCCCCCAACGTATCCGTTTAACTGCTACATAAAACTGATACACAAGCGTAACCACTCGCACGTTGGGGACTCTAATGTCTTCAACACGAATGGTTACGCTTTTGTTGCATTGTATAGTATGTTTTATGTAGCAAGGGCAAAGGTAAAATTAAAATTCAAATTTTATGTGTAAATCAGAAATCTTTGCCGAAATATTAAGAATTGTTTCAAAAGAAACAGAGATATCAGAGGAGCTGATACTATCAAAATGTAAACGAAGTGATATTGTTGATTCACGAGGAATCATGATTGTCATACTGTCGGAATATAAATTCAGTGAATCGCAAATATCGTCTTTTACCGGATTTACTCAGCAATCTATCAACAAGTTGAAAAATATTTATCCCGACAGAATACGTAGAAATTACCTACTAAAGGTTATAGTTAAAAATATACGCGAATTGCTTGGTATGCCATTTAAAATATGATATAACGAAGGCTGAATAACGTTGTGTGTTAATCAGCCTTCATAACGTGACACGTTGGGTACGAAAGACTCCATCGTGCTAGAGTTCGCTATTTGGTTTTTATGTAGCAGCTTTACCTGGTATCGAACAGCAAACGCCATTAACAACGCTTTCCCCGATCATCTTTCCAATTGCGTTCATGCAATGGATGAGTCCATCCGAAAACTCTTCTCTTTCTTCTATATAATCAATGCCGGCTTGTTCGCCAATAACATTCAACTGTTCTTCGAAAATAATACTAGCTTCACGCATCTTGATTAATGCGTTCATTAGGTCTAAATTGACCTTTATTTCTTTTGCTTCCATGTGCAATACTTAGGTTTAATTGTTTGTAAAAAGGTGTAACAATGGCTGTACGTCATTACTCCGTACCTCGATAATGTGTTTGTGTGTATATTTTACGCTTTGAATAAAGAATGCAAGAACTCTCTGCCTTGCTCCGTCCATACAGTAAGCATAGCCGTGCTTTGAGAACCGTCCGAACGGGTGTAGGTATGTGTCCTTGTCTTGGTATATCCCTTGTCCTGGTATCTGGACGTCAGAACCCACACGCCGCTTTGACGGTATTGAATACCTTTTTCTTTCAGTCGCTTGTTGAGAGTTTCCGCACTCATACCCATTTCCTTTGCAATCAAGTTTGTGGCGTAGGTGTTGACGGACTTTAGGACGGTGTCAACATACTGGACTTTAGGGGCAGCTTGGGCAATCTCTTTCTGCTGGAGCTCTATTGTTTCCTCTTTGGCGGCATTGTCGGCTTCGAGGGCTTTTACTCTCTGTTCTGCTGCTTCTACCCGTTTCTGTAGGATTTGCTGCGAACGCATGAGAATGTAATCATCATCCTTAAGCATCATTTCCCGTTTGTTGAACTCGGAAATGAATTTTTCTTTGAACTCTCCGGCTTTTGCGCCTGTGTAACCCATGACAAGGAAGCTGAAACCGTCTTTGGTCATTTCGTAGTAGTGGTAAACTTGACCGTTCTGTGGGTGAGTGTAGGGGGTATGCGCAAAATTGCGCATCCTGAAATCTTCTGAACATGAGAGTTTCTCGATATCTCTCAATACATCTTTGTGGTTCTTACCGAACACCTGCGCAACGATTAAAGAAGTGGTAACATCGCTGCCGTTACTGTTTTGAATTACTAATTCTGCCATGACTATTGAACAATTAGGCATTATAGACAGAAAAAACGGCTGTCCTTTCCCGTCGTTCAACACCGTCATAGGCTGTGGACGCATTAACGTTCCACACGGGGGTAACAGCCGAATATCTTTCAATATCCCAACTACAAAGTAATATATTATGACATAAAAAATGCCTACGCAAATGGCAGGCTTCCGCTTGCCTATGACATTGTTGAACACCACAAACATACGAACAATTTGTGATATAGCAAAAGAAACAAACAAAAAAATATGAATGTATAACAACAATCTTACAACAACCCTACAAAAATCTATCATTCAATACAATTACTGTTTTGCGACATTTGCGATGCGGTTGATATTGACCGTAACAAAGATTTAAAATACAATGGAAAAAACTTATGTATTTAATCAAGACGGGGCAGGTGGAGCGAGTAACGGCTTGCTTGCATCAATCCTTCCGTCTTTGCAGAACAGAGGTATTGACACAGGTTACCTCATGGGATTAATGAACGGGGGAGGAGGTAACGGCGGTTTCTTTGGGAACAACGGTGGTTTTCAGGATATTATTGCGTTGATTGTGATTGCCGCCATCTTTGGTAACGGTAACTTTGGTTTCGGAGGAAACAACAATCAGGGCGCTAATGAAGGCAGAGAAATGATCATGCAGATGCTTAACCGTAATGGCGTGGACATCGCATCACTTGCCCAAGCATTGAACTCATCTTCAGACCAGATCCTTGCAGGTATCAATTCTGTATCTCAGGCAATATGCGGTCTCGGAAATCAGATGGGGCAGAACACCAACAGTATCATCACTGCAATCATGCAGGGCAATCAGTCCGTTCTTGCTCAATTAGCCGATTGTTGTTGTAAAACACAGACTGCAATTGAACGTCAGGGATATGAAAGTCGCTTAGCGAGTTGCGAAAACATGAATACGCTTACGCGTACAATGGAAGGTAATACACGTTCTTTGACAGATGCTTACCGTGAAGGATTCCAGGCTATTGTAGCCAAGATGGATGCTGCAGAAGCACGCCGTCAGCAGGAAGCTCTCGCAGCAAGAGATGCGAAAATTGCAGTTTTGGAAGGGGAAATCTCTCAGCGTAATCAGAATGCAACAATCTTGAGCAACTTCGGTCAACAGATCGCGCCGTTGGTAGCCGGCTTACAGGCATTGCAAAGTGATGTAGATGGCATTAAGTGCAAAATGCCTCCAACGGTATCTGTCCCTTATCCACAATTGCAGGTGTATAATCCGGAAACTTATCGTGCAGCCGCTTTCGGAGCATATGCAGGTGACGCGGCATATGGACGCGGTGGTTACGGATGTGGTTGCAATAACTACTGGGGTTGATCCGGATAAGAAAGGAGGTGATTATGTGGCCTAACTTTTTTACAGGATTCCCTTTCCCATTCCCGTCAATTGGAAGAGCGAATTTCAATACCCTGCCTACGGTGGCTGTAACGGTTGGAGCGGAGAATGTGACATTAGAACTTCCGAACCATGCATTCCGTAACCGGGATTATGTAGGCGGGTTCTATGTCAATCTCCGTCAAGCCATCCCGGCTGGAACAACAGCAACTCTTCCTATTTTGATTGGGACTAACGGTGATACTCGTCCGTTACTGGCTTACGGTAACGAACCTGTTACGGTTGCCAATCTTGCTGGTCCCGGAATCTACGAAATCCATTATAACAAATACACCAATGAGTTGTACTTAGTGAATGGAGGATATAGATCGACTACTGCAACGCCGACTGTAGCAGAAGCAGTGAAAAGTAAGTAAAAACAAACACGGGGTCGTCAAAAAAGGCGACTCCATTTAAAATTAATCACTATGTTTCAGAATCTTCGAGTAAATAATCAGTTGTATATTCTCCATAAGGAAGCCAAGCATTTCATTGAAATTGGTTCTGTGGTAAGCGTTTCCGCCCCTAAGCCCAAATATCCTATGCCAGCTCCTATGGGACAGATGCCTCAGATGGAGATGGTTGTTGATGTCGTGGCCAATATTAATGGCCAGAACACAACATTTCAGAATCTTCCATCCGGTAATGATATTGCCGACTTTGGACAAAATGGAAATCTTGTTGTTTCATGCTCCCGTGATGCAATGAACAATGAGATATCCATGATAAAACAAAAAAGATTGGATAGGGTTAACAGCAGGGACTATGATCTGAGTGTGATAGCTTCCTGTGATGAGATGCTGACGATGATCAATCCTGAATTTGCAGAAAAGCAACGTCAAGAACAGGAGATCAATGCTCTTAAGGCTCAGGTGTCTGATATGAGCAAGAATATGTCTGAGCTTATGGAGCTAAATAAGCAATTGATGCAACAACTTGGAGCAAAGGAAACAACTAAAAAGTAATAATTATGGGATCAAGAAAACTAGAAGAGCTTTACAGAGAATTTGATGCCTATGAGGACGAAGATTTGATGGAAGCTATGGAAGAGGCCTACAAACTCGGCTGCAAAGAAGGCAAAAGAAAGGCTATGGATGGCGGCATGGGATTCAGGGAAGATGATGACGATGATAACGATGAATTTCGTCGTGATTGGTCACGTGGAGGTGGTGACGGTTATGGAGAGAGACGCGGTGTAAAAGGGACCGGTCGTTACGCGGGAGAGTACCGCAGACGTAGACGTTATTAATCAGAAGGGGGACGGTGTTCCCCTTCATTTAAAATAGACAATAATATGAGACTAGATATGTATGACGAATTTCCTTCCGGCATGAAAGCTTACCTTTCGCAATACGGATGGCATTTTAGCAAGGCCATGTGTGATTTTGCTGTATCCATGATGGAAAAAGAAGACGGTAACGGCAAGAAAGTGAAAATCACACCTTGGACGAAAGAGCAGGTAGATGAACTGCTAAAGAAATACAGCGTTGAAGTCAAGAAAAAAGGAGGCTTTGATTATGTATATGCAGCAAACATGTGCAAGGCTGATTATTTAGGATCTTCGATACCAAACGAACAGTATGCAGCCCTTTATATAAAGAATGTATGTGATGATCCTGATGCTTATGAAGGTATTGTATTCACACGATTCTATGCGGATATGATCGGTTCCGGTACGCCAATAATTTGGGAGGAAATGATCTAATGAGCGGATGGAGTTACATATTTCGTATCCTTAAAGGAGAGTCCCCTTCGGACGTGCTGGCAAGTATGCCAAAAAAGGATTATGATAAAGTTTTTCCCGTTGTAGATAATTTGAAAAATACTAATCTGTCTAGGCAACAGCGCAGAAAGATAGAACGCAAATTTAATGCTGTAAAACGATGATTTACCGGGAGCTAAACATACATCAATACAATTGGTTAGTACATGTATTTTACCATGTCACATGTTATTGGACTGATGAGATAATGGACTGCCTAAAAAGTATTGGTTGTCCCCCTCAAAAATTGAAAGAATCATATCGTAATTTGGAAGCATGCAAACTCAACACTGGCTTAACCTATTCAAATTATCATCTTAGAGAGTCTGTCATGGTTATTGGAAAGACATCTTCTTCTGACGAGTTTTCAGACTCTATGATGCATGAATTAAGACATTTGGAGGATCACATAGCAACAGCGTATAAGATGCCGGCAGGAGGGGAAGAAATAGCTTATTTGGCAGGATACATCGGTAGAAAGCTATCAAAGGACATGCAGATGTTTATTTGTAGCTGCAATTGCCACAAACATCAAAAGAAGCGACTATGCGAAAAAAAGACAAGGAAATACAGAAGTTGAAAAGGGAATCAGCTAGGAAAGAAGTCGATCGCCTAGTTGACTCCCTTGACTTCGAGCCGGTAAACTTTAATGAGAAAATATGCAGGCTTCGAAGGTTGATGTATCTTATTTAATGGGTAAATAAAATAGGAATTAGAGGCTGTTAATGAGAGTTTACAAAGCTGTCCGGCTGGCTCCTGGACAGCTTTGCTGTTTATTTCATATTTTTCGTGATTTGAGCTATTTCACCAATTCAAATTCGTAAACCCAAACCCAGGGGTTTAGTTTCCAAGTGCCTTTGCCATATACTTTATCTATGAGGGCGGCAAAGGCTTCACGTGGATTTGGAAAAGGATATTGCCCACAATAGCCTATATTCGTAGGAAATCCGTATTGTACATCCTTTAGATGCTCCTCTATTCCTTCTTTCAAACAATCTTCGTCCGATATATCCTGCAACCGCTGTATTTTAATATTGATCATCCGGATATGATTTTTGCAACCAGCAGCGCAAACAAACATTTTATTGTTCCAACCGGCAGAATCTTTCATAAATCCTCTTATTCCCAAATCTTTGGGATCTCTATCAAGTGATTCTGGATCATAGCCAAGAGCTTTGTAGGATTGTGCAATCGCTATAATTTCACCTTCTTTATTATACTGAGGCTTAACCCATTTTGTGTGTTCTTCCGGGTTGTCTTTATTTACCCAGCAATATGCAAGCCACAAAGGAGAGCCTTCGCCGTCACCAGCGAATATAGGAAATGCAATTTCATTATTTTTATACGGAGGCTGTATAGAGGCGATCCTTCTTGTCATCGTCTTTCGACCTTCCAATACGGACTGTGTCAGACCGAACCGGTCATTGAACATTATCTTTTTCATGATCTTTCTTGTCTTTAATTACCTTGTTTATAGCCTCCCAAGTCATTTCTTCACCTTTTTTCAAACCGTCAGAATATCCTTTCGTATGTTCTCCTATATTGTAGATCATAAAGCCTGCAACCGCCAGGAATATGCCTAACGATCTATGCCAAAATGGGAGGTGAATACTAAACGGCTTAAAGCTAATTGATATGTTTCCGATGAACAATAGCCAGATTATCATTATGACTATTGAGATTGTTAATCCTAATTCTATTCCTTTCATAATCTATTGTTATTTAATTGACTTAACACACTATCATCAAACCCCGGGCAGGCGACGTCATTATGTTCGGCGCCGGCCATATGACATTCATAAAAAGCGTCGCAATCTCCACATATCTGGTCGTTCTTTTTTTCCAAACAACCACTATCAGGTTCCTGATCCAAGCAAACGATAAAATGCTTCAAGGCTTCTTTCGCTGTTGGGCAGTCCGGTGATTCGAAATAAATCATCGCTTCATTAAAGGCCTCGATAGCCTTTTCTTTCATCACTTCCTTAATGGTTATAGTACCGTCCGCTCCTTGTTCTCCGGGAGGATCGGGATGGCCTAATTGCTGTAGTTGACATTGGGTACCGGCGATAAAAGCCTCCTCTAGGTCTTTAGCGCAAAACAGTTTCATATTCGTTTCGAATATGTCGGGTTCTCGTAGTAGATGCAATGCTACTTTGGTAGCATTGACCTTATATTCATGTGCGTTGCTGTTCATATTTTTTTTAGCTATTAGTTATCTTCCACTATAATATTCTCTATTCTTTCATGCCTAGGATTACTGCCTTTTTTCAGGTCTGAATATATTCTCTGGGCTATCTTATCATTGCAGATAGTATTCTTTTCCCCGTAATCATACGATATGATAATTGTTATCTTTTTTTGCTTCATGATTTTTTTAGCTTTAATAATAACACAATCATTATCGTCTATCTCGTAGCATTTAGGGCAATAGTATTTACCTTCATGTTCGATCCATTCATTCCACTCTTGCGCATTAGCGATCGCTTGGTTTCTATCTGGCCATATATTAATGCCATTACCGTCACTGCATATTTCGTCACAGTTATCACACTGTAAGCCGTACATTTTTTCTTCAAATATTGCCATGATTCACTTCTTTTTAATCTTGAATTGTTTCTATTGCTTTAAATATCTCATACATCACCTGTGGAACTATCGCGTTCCCGTATCCTTTGATTGATCCGGTACACCAGGCTGTGAGAGAAATGGTAAGACGCACCACATCAAAGGGAAGCCCATCATTTCCTCGACAAACAGGGGGTTGAGTCGGGAACCGTTTCCATAATCTCCTATTATTGATGGCATGTTCCTTAAAGAATCCTTCCTTATTCTCCCGTCTTTTCTTATCATTGATTTCTGGGATACACTCCCTTTGATATCGGATGATGTTGGCGTTGGCAGCATATTTAGATTGATAAATTCCGTCTTTCCCTTCTTGTTGCACACCTTCAGCCCTTGCGTCTGAACAGTAGGCAATAAAGAAAATCCTGTCCCTTCTGTGTGGCGCACCGACGGCACAAGCCGGAATAACAACCGGCTGGACGGAATATCCTTCTTGCTCAAGATCTCTGCAGACGGTTTCGACAACGTATTCTTGTTCGAGTATCGTTTCCTTGTCAGTCTCTTCAAATAAAGCGGCTTGATGTTCCACTTCAGTTTCACAGCCCGGTTGTACCATGCTGATGATTCCACTAACGTTTTCACCAATAATCCAAGTGGGTCGTATCTCTCGTATTGCACTAAGCATTTCCGGCCAGAGGTAGCGGTCATCTTCCTGTCCTTTTCGCTGTCCGGCAACGCTGAATGGCTGGCAGGGGAATCCTCCTGTGAGTACATCAATCTTTCCACGCCAAGGTGTGAAGTCTGTTTCTTTAATGTTTCCATATCCTTTTGATTTAGGGAACCAATAACTTAATACTGTCCGGGGAAAGTCGTCGATTTCACACCAAAAGGCGTTATCCCACCCCATCCAAGTTGCAGCGAGATCGGCGGCGCCAAAGCCGGAGAATAGAGAGGCGTGTACTTTTCCCATTTGATTCAGTTCTTATTAAATTAGTACCTATCTACAACTTTCCAACTCTCATACCCAAATGGGAATGATCCGCCCAATCTTCTTCTCTCGATTGCTTTAGCTTTACGGATGATATATTCATTGTCATCATCCGGATCACAAGATACTTCCACTTCACCTGAATAGGTGGCTACCTGATATTTTACTAATGCTGTCATAATTATTCTGTTGTTTTTTTAGTTTGTAATTCCAAACTGTTCCGATCGATTTACAGGATACCATACTTTGGCTCCAGTAACAGTATCTATACCCCAGAACCATATCTTCCCATTGTCAACCGTCTCCAAAGAGGTTATCTTTGCACATTTTACGTTACTTCTTGTGTTCCGATAAGGAACTATATCACCAATTTTGTAGCTCATGATTTTTTAGTTTTAAATTATTCGATGTAATTCAGAAAATGATTTCCAACCGATTTCGGTAAACTGTGTAGAATAGACCTCACCACGTGGAAATATTGGCTGCCAATTTTCATCGCAAAAGAGCCGATAATGATATACCCCAGCCTTTTTACCTTCCTCGCTATATGGAGGCTCACACCATAACAACCGTTTGTTATTTCCAAAGAATTTATTGAGGATATGTTCCAGTTTCTTGTTATTCCTTCCTCCAGGAAAAGAGATAGACAAGTGATAACAGCGTTCGTAATCGGGATTTTTCCACCAACCACTTGTATGATAACCTATGTCTCGGGTAAAAACGATGATGCAATCATATCGTTCCACGAACCATCGACATTCTTCAAAATAAGTGGTCGTTGAGCGCCCATCAAAGAAACCGGTCTTAGCAAAACCTACTATCTTTTTGAAAATATCGGAGTCAGGAGTATTAAATGATATTGTTTTTATATTCATTCTTTTTAATTTTAAATCAATCTTCTTCAATAAAGACTTTAGTTGTATTTATCACGCCATCAGAGCCTATTTCCTTTCCATCTCGAATGAAAATATTATCATACATCAGAGCTTCATAATTTGATTGTGTAGTCCAAATTACACATGTACGTCCGTTTACTCGCAATTTACATTTCACAAGATCAGTCCCTTCAACTGGGCCAATTACATCTATTTTCAATGTCCTTTTATCCATTTTTCTCTACGTTTAAAAACCCCACGTGATATTTTAATAAAGAACCACATCGCAAGTAAAAATACGATCAAAGAAAAAAAATCCTCCAATTATCAAAAATATACGTATTAAGTCTGTAAATCCGGATTGGTTGAAATATTCTATTAGTTCTACCATAATTTTTGTATATTTTGTTTCAACAAACTCATTACTTTTTTCGCTTTTAGAGGATTTATTTTGCTTCCACCCCCTAGAATAGATGCTTTTATCCTTGAATGGGGAATTGAAAAAGTAATAGGAGGAGTATTATCAAAATCACATAATGATTTCGATACCTCAGAAACAATATTTGACACAACGGTTACAGGTTCATATATTCCTTCTCGTGTGATATAAATTCTACCCTGATATGGGATTAAAGTTCTACCATTCATGTTTATTACATATTAGTTGTTATTTTAGTTTTATGATTTTTATTGTATTTCACATTCGCTAAAAGCCTTTTCAAATACCTCAGGACTCAACAACTTGTTGGCAATTGCTTGAAAAGCTGTTGATATTGTCGGTATTTTATTAAGGTCTATATGTACATCTTTTGGGGTAAGGCAGTCTGTTATACGCCTTGTTAAAAACATGGCTTTATCCATCGAAAGATACAATAACGGGTTACAGGCAAGTGGTGCGTACTTGCTAATTGCCGTATAAAAGTCCCGTATTGTAATTTTAGATGCCTGGCACAACATGTCGATCGTGGATGATATGGATATCAAATTGTTCAGTCGTCCATGTATACCGGCATTATGTAATGATTGGCTGACGGCAAAGCCATATCGGTCAATATGAGGTTTTATATCGTCTTCCATGCTTTGAGTGATTATCGCTAATGCTTCTTGGTTGACCTTGGCGGTAACACCTATGTTGGTGTTATATGACCTCATAAACCTGTAAAGGTCGTTGACATGTTTTTTTACCTCATGCTTGTAAAAAGAGGTATCCTTTATATTGTCTCTCAATTCAATTGTCGAGTTGTACACTTGATCGTTGAGAAACAGAACGATGTATGTGAGAGACGTTACAAGTCCTCCTGTGTCTTGATCTATTTCGTTCCAACTATTGTATTGTTTCATGTTGTTATTTATTTATAGCCCTGCAAAGACATTCTTTGCATTGTTTTACGATATCAGTTCTCTGATTCTCATCTCTAAAAATCCAGGCACATCCGAATTGTCTATCCATTGCATCCGAATATCTGCATTGGTCTGGCTCTTTGTATCTTCGTCGGAATACATGTTCCGGTAAAGACATAGCGTATTCGGCCTCTTCTTTTGTGAGGAGGTGGTAATATTTCTTTTCTGATTTCATGATTATGATTTAAAATGGGACCTCTTCCCCGTTATACATCTCAAAGGGTAATTCAATTCTTTCTGACTCTTTTAGCTGATTAGTTATTTTGTTAATCAAATGATTTGAATTATCCCAAATAGGATCTTGTGATTCGTAATATGGAACATATCTGCCATTGTTGATGTTGTATTTGAAAGTAGCATTACCTGTTTCTCCCAAATGCTTAAATTTTACTTTTTGCACATACACGCCAACGGTCCCGGTCTCTTTGTTTCTTTGTACGGTTATACCGTAGTCTGTCTTATTGTAAAAATTAGCTGAACCATTGATGTCGTATAGAGTAGGTACCTCAAATTGTCCACTCGCATCTTTACTCATTTTCCTGGGATGAGCAACTAAGAAAAACAATATGTCATACTTTTGTGCAAAGTTTGTAAACTTGTCAAGAGTTTGACTTATGTAATTAGTTTCATTCATACCCGAAGGTATTTGGTGCTCTAATCGGTTCCAGGGATCAATAACAAGAGCTTTTATTCCTTTTCTTCTTATCAGATATTTGGCTTTTTCCAATATAGTATCTACAGAAAAACCTTCTTCTGGAAAGATGAAAAAGAAATTATCGCTCATATACTGCTTTACTTGCCTATACTCGTTAAGTGGAAGGCTTATTTTATCAAACTTTTTCCCAGTAATTTTACTAACCATTTTTGATGCATGGTATTTCAAAGGAAAATTTTCAGGAGAGAAGTATGCAAACTTCCAACCATAAAGAGTATTAAGTCTTTCAGCTATCTCATCTAAAAACTCGGATTTACCATTGCCGGGAATACCGGTAACGATGCACATCCGTTTAGTTTCGAAAGAACATAACGCATCAAAGTTGTCAAATCCAATAGTAAAGCCCTTTTGGAGACCTTTGTCATAGAGAATATCCAATTCATCCTCAAAGTCAGAAACAGTAAATACTCCATCAATCTTTAGCTCTGACGCATTTTCTACAGCTTGCTTTAACGCATATGAGCCGTTTTTAACGAGTAATTCATTCGCGTCCTTACAATCTTCCCCGTAAGATATAATCTTGCATCTATCGGCTCCAAAACGCCTCACAAGCTCATCTCTGAGTATTATCCCCTTTGCGTCTGTATCTGAAGCTATGTAAACAGTCTCTTTGTTTTCGAAATAATCCTCCCAGTAGTCATCAAGGTAAGATGTATTTGCGCTAGCTCCATTTGGAACACTGATGGTATGAGTGAATCCGCAAGAGATAAAAGACAGACAATCAAATTCTCCTTCTGTAATGATGCACTCTTTGGTGTTTTTTATTGCATCAAGATTATAGGGGATAAGTTCGGCATTAGGAATTAATTTAAAGTGCTTATTCCCTGTCCTATACTTGACATTTACAAGTTTCCCGTTAAGAAAATAATTGAACTGAATAGTATTCATCTTACAATTATCTTGTGGCATAAATTCCATACCTTCAGATATTTTCATGATTCTGAGTATATCTTGCGGAATCCTTCTTCCTTCAAAGTATTTTACAACCTTTTCGGATAATTTAGTCTCATTCTTCCATGTGGGACGAACGTATTCTTTCTTGATTTTCTTAGGGAATTCTTTTATACAGCCGGAATAACCACAATAATGGCATTTATATAAGCCTTCGTCCAAGTTTACAGACAATGATTTATCCGCCTTGTTGTTTCTCTTGTTATGACAAGCAGGGCAAAATGTCTTGATTTTCCCAGAAGTCCTACCATATGGTATTTTGATATTCAATTCTTCCCAAGTCATAATATCGTCCAATTATTTTTTTCTCGGTCATAAGCATATTGTTTGCCGGGGCGTTTAGGTGCCGACATAGGAATTTCTCTAGGATTATTCTTGTCCCCATAGTATTTCTTCCCATTTTCAACCCATACTCCTTCGCCTAGGTCACTGCTCTTATTTTGATCGAAAGTAAATATTTCATCATTCCATGCCTCTTGACTGAGATATTTTTCAAAGTTCTTCCGGTATTTTTTTTCTGGGGTAGCCTGGACGTACAGAGGGATATGCTTTAATGCCAATTGTTTTTTAGTCTTTGGCAATTTATCCCACCTACTGCGAGCAACTTTGGACGTCCCCTTCTTTTCATACATTGCCCATACTGCCTCAAAAGAAAATTCGTCAAAAGAATCTTTAGATTCTATATATCCCTCTTCCCCTTCCCCTTCCCGTGGCGGGTGCACGCTGGGTACACGCTGGGGACCCACTGGGTTATCGATGTGTCCACTTTCATTATTCAGTATATTGTCTGCTATTTCTTTAGGAATCAAATTGTTAGGGTATCTAGGGTCAAATTTTTGATGGTCACGAAAAGTGCGAATTATATAATAGCTTTCGTTCTTATAACTAATAGGTATTATCATTTGGGCTTTTACCAGAGCATCAAGCCATTTTGAAATTTCAGATACCCTTAAATTTTCATCGTATGGGAAAATTCGAGATTTCAATATTGAGGAATTTGCGCGAAACACACCTTGATCATCGGCAAGGTTCCAGAGGCCTATATAAAATAATCGACAAGGAATAGGCAAACTACCTATTTTTTCATCTTCCCAAAATTCGGGTTTTATAGACCTTATTCTAGCCATTGTTCTTATTTTTATAAATCCATTTTAAAACATCTACGCAATCCGGGCATGAGCAGAAATAATTGTTTGGATCATCTTTGTTCATGCCGTCTATTTTGAGATATGGCCTTATTGGCGCACCATCCATCACCGTAGACAAGCATCTTTCGCATTGATATATATCACGTTCCAATATGGTATATTGAAAGTTGCTTATATCAATGTGTTTTATAGATAGAGTAGGGGTATCCATATTATTTTCGTTTTTTAACCTCTTTAAAAGCAAAATAAACAGCGGATATGCCAAAGGAAATAACAATAAACATTAGTCCTTTAGTCACAAAGTCTGATACTTCTGCTATTCTACATAGTAGATAGGCAATAAATGACAACCAGAAAGTTATTTCTTCAAATTGATATGTTTTCATGACTTATTAATGATTATTTCTTTTTAAACAAATGGCATATCCTTGTTGAATTGCCAACTAAATTCATCTTTTTCTCAGAGCAAGTAATAACAAGCTCGGAGAAAGGAGAGGAGTGTATGCAATTTTTGCATTTCGCTTGAATTATTTCTTTCTTTGCCATACTATAATTTTATTGGTAATCCTGCATAAACCCATGAGAGGATGCAGGAATCCCGTGCGTCTTGATTTAATCTTTTATCTAATCCTCCAACAATCTTAGACAACTCTTCCTGAGTAATTTTCCCGTCTTTGCCTTTCCAGCATTTTTTAAGAGGTTTAATTTCGTCAACTTCAAGTCCTATATGCCTTGCCATTTCTGCTATCTTACGAGCTACCTCATGGTTTCGACCAGTATTCTGGCCTATCTTAGCAGCGGCAGCAGGAGAAGAGCGTGTAGCGTGCCAGTTGCTTTCATTCATCCAGCCAGCTTCAACAACTACTATAACCGATTCTTTTTGCCTATCAACAAAATCCTCTTTCATGTACTTTAAGTAGTCAACAAGAAGAGGAAACGAGAGATTTGTCACATTTAAACACCTTGACTTAATATGTAGTTCTGTAACTCCTGACTTGTCACAATCAGGGTCTATTCCTATTACTCTATCTCTTTTAATCATAATGGTTTGTTTTTTTTGATAGTGGAAAGTGCAGGAGTCGAACCTGCACGAGTATCGTCTGATTTCCGACTTTCATACGTGGTTTTGGCTATCCCACGGTTTACCTACTCACTCAACTACTCTCAGCACGGTCTCGATGACTTCCATTACTATGATCACTTGTAATTTCCATTCATTTGGTCTTAGCACCCTATGACTATAACTTTCCATTTGCCGGTCTTTCCCGGCTGCCGAATAATAACTAATAATATAAACAGAGGTCTCTCACCTCACGCCGTCCTTTACAGCGGATTTGTTTGTTAATTATTCAACTTCTTCTACTTTGCCATTTATGAGCATATAGAATATTACTTTGATTTACATCTTAATATTTCTCTGCGTTTAATTATAGCCTTACCCGTAACAAGCATATCAGAAGAAAGAGAATGAAGAAGAGATTTTTTTGTCATTCCTATATCGTCTTCGCTTAGATAGTCATAAATTGCGGATATACTACCAAAATAATGATCGGTCTTTTTAAAGATCAATCGAACATGTACAACTTTCATATTTCCATATATTGCTTATTTGGAAATATACTTTTCCAATTTCTTTAAATCCTTCTTTAGTAACCTGACAGAATCCACTACCTTTGGTTTCTTTCCGGCAGGATCAAAATGATCGGCAGCTACTCTGGCATGGCGAATAAGCGAGGAAAGAAGGTATTGAGGTGGTGAATTGTCTTTCATTTGTATCTGTATTCTTTTACCATTTCTTCATATCCTGGATCACCGAAGTAAGGAAGATAACACCCTAACTCTGATTGTGCCCAAATCTTCATTTTATCCATAAATGATGATAATTCAGAAGAACTCATTTCAGAAGTCTTGTAATCGACTTGCTGTATCTCTCCGGTTATCCGGCTTGCTTCCTCTTTTGTACCTAATAGAGCCCTTTTTATGTCTCTTTTACAGTTTTCTATGGAGGTATATCCGACGTGATCTGCTATAACTTGTACCCACAAATGAAAAAGAGCATTTTGGTTTAAAGTTCTAGCCTTTTTCTTTTCGGACAATTCGATTATTTTACCGGATGATATAAGTTTTTCAAAATACACCTCTGCTCTTTTACGATCAAAGGTGTTATATGTATTGAATATCATATATCAAAAGGGAAGATCATCTGCTGCCCCAATTGGTGGAAAATCAGCCTGTGAAGGTGCGTCCTCTGCTGTTAATGGTGGTTTAGAATTTGAACTCTCTCCTTTACCCGATAGCATTAAGTCGTATGCTAGAATGTAGGTAACATATCGTTTGATGTCGTCCTTCTCGTATTCCCTGTATTGGAGGGTTCCCATGATAATTATTTTGTCGCCTTTATGGACATACTTTTCGGCTATTTCTGCTAAGCCTCTCCAAGCTACAATGCTATGCCATTGAGTTTTTTCAGGTACTTCTGTGCCGTCTTGTTTTTTGTATCCTCCAGTAGATGTAGCAAGAGAAAAGGTTGCAACCTTAATGCCTCCATCCAGCGTTTTAACTTCGGGTTCCTTGCCTACGTTCCCTACAAGGAGCACTTGATTTATTGATTTGCTCATTTGATTTAATTTTATAATTCATATTCGGGTAGATTCGAAATAAGATTGCGAAATGTTGCCCATTTTATAAACTCACGAAGTAAATATCGGTTATCTTCTTCTAATTGATTATACCAATAACATGTGATAGCCGGTTCGTAAGGTTTAAGCTCTAAGCCTCTTACGTCATATCCATGCTTTTCTTTATCATATCCAACAAATTGAAAAAGGTCAAAATGAAATATATCTACACCAAATAGCTCCATGTAAAAGCGCCATTGGCAACTATCCGTATAGTCCTGATCTTTTATCGGAGAATATTTAGTCTTTATGTCTCTAAGTTCAAAGCCATTTATGATATCTGCGCAACCTGTTACTATCATATTCCCAAAATCCATATATTCCCGGATTTCGTGGAATGCGTTCGGAAAACCATCTTTATAGGCAAGGGCTATTTTACATTGATTCAAGTCCATTTTTACCGAATAACCATCTATATCAAACTCACGTCCCGGTAATTCAGTATTCGTTTTTATTAACTTTTTACATCCAGAAGTATCGCCTTCCACTATTCTGTGAAAGGCGGTTCCTATTCTGGTATATTCATTGCCTTTAAATAGACCAGTAAGTGTATCTATGACCGATTGCTCGGTGTCATAATCGGAATGGTCGGAAATAAAACGTCTGAACTTTTCTAACTGTGTTACCCTAACTAGCTTTTTTTCCATTTTTAGAGATAAATTTGCCGGTTGTCTTATCAAAGATGAATCCCTTTTCATCCAATACTTGTACCATCCTTGCTTTGAAATGTTTTTCGAAGGCCTTGTCAAGAGATTGCTTGATTTCTATCAATCGATTGGCATCATCTACAGTTACAACAGCTTCTAAAGCAATATTTGCTTCTTCCAGTGCTTCCATTGCTTTACGTTGTTCTTCCGTCTTACTTTGTATGGATACTTTTACCTTATTAACGATATCAGTCATAAATGTTGAAAATTCAGGAGAGCTACAATCTGGAATAGTTGTTGCCGGTATTTGAGCAACGTTTTTACCGACAGTTGTATCAGTTGGGTCAAAGCAAATAGTTCGTTTACCATTTACCATGGTTATAAAGCCAACCTGATCAGCTATTCTTAACAACAAATCTTTAGATTGTCCTGTGCAATCAGGAGAATGACGAATTACATCTCCTTCGGATGTCTCTTTGTCGTGGCATACGAAGATAATATCGGAATTGTCTGCTCGTCTACGGTTTACAAAACTCTTGAACTCGTCTGCGATATAACCAAATAGCTTCAGTTTGTTTTTGGCTAGTTTATAGTCCTGCTTTACGCCATATACAGTCAAAAAGTCATCAAGCATAGACTTAGCAGTGTCAACAATTATAGTTTTGTAACCTTTCATCGTTTGTTCTTCTGCTAGAACGTCTTCCCATGTTTGAGCAGTCAACGTGTCAACTTGATTAGATGCTCGGTCAAAGCCCCTGTCACAATCAATCAATAAAGGATTGTCGGATGTGTTGGCCGCTGATGTTTTACCGGTTCCCGGAGTGCCGTAAATAACCATAATAATGGGTCTTAACGGTCTTACGTCTGTTTTCTTTAATATAGGCATAATTCAAATGATTTAAAAATGTGTGGACATTGAGGAGTCGAACCCCATTCTTCACCGTGCGGTGATGTTCTCCCGTTAAACTATATGCCCTGTTGTCCCTTCTGCAATTCCTACCGTGTTTCTGTCTGCCGAACCATTGCAAATGTCAAGATCTACCACTGTCAAGATTTGCGGTTGCCGGCCTGAGACTAGATTTACACCTCGGAATTGCAGGGAGGTCAGTTATCTACCAAATACCTCTTTGAATTTTTTATCTAATGCTTCAAGTATCCTTATCCTAATTGCGGGGTCACAACTAAGATTATCAATTGAATAAATCCTTGTCAGGAGTTGCTCTCTTGATCCACAGAAGCATCCACATGTGTAAAAAGGTGCTATTTTGGGGTTATTGTGTTTATACCACATATGGTTAGTACCTTTTACTGCTACATAGTTGTCAGTAACTATAAAATCATGAGTTGTTTCTTTGTAATTCGGTGTGTTAGGGTTGCCGGCTGCGCTACGACGGACACCCCAGTAGCTATCCTTAGCCAGTTCGGTTAGCACGTCTGCCGGTGTGTTAGGGTTGC